TTATTTTTATTATCACAACGCATTGATTTAATGGAGCCAATGGCGGGAGTCGAACCCGCGACCTACTGATTACGAATCAGGACGGTTATTATTCTGGCCTGTTCTTGCTAGGATTTTAATGTGTCATCAAGTGCCTGTTTTACAGGGCTTGCAGCTTTTCGTCATTCCTTTCTGTTCCTTTTTGTGACGGTAATAATCTATTATATGTCACTCCCAAAGGCACTACGAAAGGCACTACGAAAAATGGCATTCACCGACAAGCAGATTAAAGGACTTAAACCCAAGGCAGCGCCCTATCGCCTTTTTGAAAAAGGCCCCGACAAGGGGTTCGGCATCCAGGTAACAGCAAATGGCTCGGTATCGTTTTTCATCCAGTATGCCACAAACGGGAAGAAGCGATTTTATAACTTAGGACGCTATCCCTCGGTGACGCTTTATGATGCAAGGATAAAATGCCGGGAAATCAGGGCGATGATTGATAACGGCAGCGATCCGCAAGAACAACACCCCACGCACCGTTTTGGCGTGGTGCGCGACTTGTTTGACTACTATGTAAAAAAGATGCGCGACGATGGCAAGACTACGTGGGTTGATGTGCAAAATGGCCTGAATGCCAACTGCCAAGATATTATGGCTATGCAAGCTAACAAGGTTGATCCTATCCATATTAGGAAAATCCTGCATACGATCATCAACAGAGGATCAGAGGTTCAGGCAAACCGTATCAGGGCTTATTTGAACCGGGCGTTTAAGCTGGGCGTTTACCATGACAATGACCCGGCAAACCTATCGAGTTCAGTGATATTCCAACTCGCTATGAATCCGGTGGAAGCGATACCCAAGAACACGAAAGCCGAAGCCGCCGGTGAGCGCAACCTGTCATTTGGCGAGATCAAGACGCTGTGGCATAGCAACGACATTGGCGAGCAGATGAGCATAGCCGCAAAGCTATTGTTGATTTACGGGTGCCGGATGATGGAGCTGTGCGGGGCCAAGAAAAACGAGTTTGATTTTGACGCGATGATCTGGACGATACCTTGGGAGCGCGTTAAAACCAGCAAGAAAAATAAGCGCCCTCACCTGTTGCCGATCACGCCGCTGGCAAAAACGCTACTGGATCGGCAATTGCTCTATGCCTGGGACTCTGAGTATCTATTCCCCGGTCGGCATGACAATAGCAAACATATTCATCAAACCTCATTGAATCATGCCATGAGGCGTGTATCCGGGCTTGATTCTTTCGATGTGAGAGCGTTACGTCGAACATGGAAAACCAGAACGGGCGAAGCTGGCATAGGTATTGAAGTCAGGAATCTAATTCAGAACCATAGCCGAACGGATGTTAGCTCGGTGCATTATGACAAATGGAGTTATATCGCAGAAAAAAGGGCGGCTCTTGAGCGATGGGAGGCGCATCTTATTGGAATGCTGAAGGATTAACAACCACCATCCAGCCGGATGATTTTAAACAGACTCGCGGCTTGTCCGATTGAGCGCATAGTTATACAGGGGTAAGAATGATAACTGGGGTAGCTATTAGAAATGAAAATATGGTGATAAGCCTACCAAGACCGAATAGGCATTCAGATTGCTTTGCATACGCGCAAAGGATGGGAATTAATCTAAGCGAAAGCGAACTTGGAAAGAAAGCGGATCATCAGGGTTTTGTCACGCATACGGGCAAATTCCTAAACCGAGTTGAAGCGGCAAAATATCTAAAACGAACAAAGCAAAAAACATTATTCCCAATTGGTGGAATAGCAATTAGCGAGGATTTGTGGTGATGCATAACGCCGTGTTAAGCGGAAAGCCGCCACACGGTTAATTTTAACGGCGCAAATGCGCTACATGGCGGCTTTTCCGCTTGAACTAAGAGTTATACATGGTGAAAAAATGAACGAATGGCCTGGTGGTAAAAGACATGCAATGGATCAGGGAGAACACGAACGCTGGAATGATACGCATTATCCGGGAACGAGGCAGCTTTGTTGCAAGTGCGACGAACCGACCGGACGTTGCGAAGAAGATTCTATCTATTCAGAAGACGGTGAGGATGGGCCGTTTTGTGAAGAGTGTTGGCGAGAGCATCCAGAATATGGTGTATAACGCCGAATTAACGTTCGTCGGTACGAACTTTGCGGTGCGGGTTGACAGTAAAAAACGGAGTAGGCCAAAAACAGAACGAGGCAAAGTGTGGGTAAAATCAGCATCACATCCGTTTTACGTTGGCATAAACGAGCGTGGCATATTTGAGACAAAAGAGGAGGCTGAACGCGCTAAAACAGAAACGTGGGAAATGATCGTAAATGTATGACATAACAAACACATCTACTCGCGGCGACGTGGCTGACGGGGTATAATGGAGGGGCAAGATGAGCACCGAAGAAGTTTTTGAAGAACTAGGGATAAGCGAGAAGGAGGCTCTGGAATATCTGAATCAATACACATTCGGCAGCAATGAGCTGACTGGGGCGGTCAGTATTGTGCGGTTCGCCGCGTGGTTTGCGTTTGAATTGTGCAAAAATAACGAAACCAAAAAGGGTGTGCATAACGCCTAGTTAAGGCGTAGCGGCACGAACTTTAAACAACACCGCGATGCTGAACGGTGTCGCCTTGAATGACAGGCTATATGACACTAAAAATACTTGATATAAATGAACATGATTTGCATCTGGTCGGGCTAGAGTTAAACGCATGTCCATTTTGCGGAAGCAAAGCGTTTGCGACAGGCAGGTTTATCGAAACATCAGAGATATACCAGTATCGAGTCGCATGTATGAATCACCATTGCGGGGCAAGTGTCGCATATAATTCTCGTGATCGAAAAGATGCAGCAGATAACGCCATTAGAAATTGGCAAAAACGAATATAACGCCTGAATTCACCGGTCGCGCGGCGGTACGGTGGAATGAAAATTTAAAACTTTTGGAGAAAATAATGGACTTTCAACGCTTGAGAAACCTGTCCAATGGACGATTGCACACCGAGATTGGCCACATCTACGAAGACCTGGAGACTATTACTGGCGAGCGCGGATTGATGACTCACATGCTTCCGAGAGCGGTAAGAGCGGTTAAGCCGTGGCTTCGCGAGCATGTAGCAGACCCACGTTTTTGGGATGGGGAATACGACACCGCGCACACCGGGGAGTACACATTGCCAGAGCCTACAGCAGAAGACAGGTTGGCGATGTTTGAGCGATATAAGGCGCAACCGAACCCGCTGGAAGGTAAGGACGTGATTGCGGTGCAGGTGATGCACCTAACGCAATAATAACGGGACGCGGCGACGCGAATGAAATTTAACGAAAGATTAGGGCCGCGTTCCCGTTGATTTACGGGTTAGGCTTAATACGGGAGAATAACATAATGAGTTTTACAGATAACACAACAGGCAAATTTGAGTGGGGGACGCCACAAAGATTTTTTGATGAATTACACCGAGAATTTGGGTTTACGGTTGACGTTTGCGCTAATAAGGAGCTTGCAAAATGCCAAAAATACTACGACAAAGAAATGGACGGGCTGAAACAAGATTGGACGGGGGAGATTTGCTGGATGAACCCGCCCTATGGAGCCGCCATAGGTATGTGGCTCAAGAAAGCGGCCGAGAGCCGTGCGACTGTGGTTTGCCTTGTGCCATCGAGGACAGACAACAAGTGGTGGCACCAATGGGTAATGACGGCATCAGAGATCCGTTTCGTGAAAGGACGGCTACGGTTTCAGGGTGCAGGGGATGGAGCAAAATTTCCTTCAGCGATAGTAATTTTTAGAGGGGCATAACGCTGGCGTAACCGGCGCGTAGCGAAGCGGAGCGTCCGCGTTGACGCAAATGTTAGGCCACGATTTTGGATGGAAAATGAACGACTTTAATGACAACTACCCGAAGCAAAGAACAGGCAAAGAGTGCAAGAAAACGGATTGCGACAGGCATAAGGATTACGTTGCATGGCAATGCGGAACCGCTAGCCTTAATTTTTGCGTGGAATGCAAACATGCTCACGTTTCGCAGTACAAGCGCAAGGGGCCTAACGCAATAATAACGGGACGCGGCGAAGCGTTATAACCACCACTTACGCGCAGTTCTCAGCAAATGCGCGTGTTTTCACGACATGATTAATACAGGATGAAGTAGAATGAACGAAGCAGAAAAGCTACGTGCGGCAATAAATACTATTGAATCGAGAGTAGTTGAGTTTTTGCTTGCCAGAATATTTGGGAGAAAATTCTATTGCAACGATAGAACTTATGCTGAGTACAAAGGTAAAACATACCTGCTTAATTAAGCCAGTAATTCAGCCTCAATAGTCCGGCGCTTAGTCAAGCCACAACACACAAGGAACATAATGAGTTTTTCAGAAGAAATAGTCTCAGCAGCAAGGCCAGCAAAAGGTTTTGATGTTGCGCCATACCGAGTAAAGAGTTTTCCCAAAGGCAACGGGTTAAGTTGTGTATGCAACGCTTACGGCTTTAATTGCACTACTTTTATTACGAAACCGGGGGCCGTCATGACGACGCTTGATGATGCAACAGAGATTGCAAGACGATGGAACATGGGGAGCGGATTCCAAACCAGTATGCCGATTTTCACGACAATAGGAAAAACAGAATGACCTTACGCGATGAAATAATGAATTTGCCTTGTGATGATGATTGCTCGTTAATTTATATGATGGGTCATCATGAAGCCAGACATGCTGCCGCCGAGTTAGCAATAAAGTACGACGCGGCGATGGCAGAAATTGAGCGCATTGCTGACAGGCTGGGGTCAGACAGAAACTATGAGCGCTGCATTGCCGTGGAAGATTTGCTTCAGGTGTTAGCTAATTTCGATCTTGGCGATGCAGGATAAGAAATGAAACCAGAAGATATTAAATACCCTAGAGATATATTTGCCGATTTAATTATAGGCAATAGCCCGTATGCTTTTTATTTCTTTCAGTGGGTTCCATATCAAACCGATGCTAAACGATGGCGCTTAAAGCTATTTCATGACGTAAAGACATTTGATGGTAGAGAGGCATTTGGTATTTGGCCTAATGGAGGAAGTTGCGGCCCGTTTAAAGATGAGGAAGTGGAGTTTATACGGTTGAGCAAAGAGCAGTTTGGAAGCACCTATCAAGACCCAAGAGATAAGGCTAATTAAGCCAGTAACTCAGCCTCAACATTCCTGCGCTGAGTCAAGCCAGCCAGCACAATATATAAAAGCAAAAGCCCATATCAAGTAAAGACTATGGGCTTAAAATTGACACTATGACTGATTGCAATCTCAGTATCATAGCGGCCTCATAAGAGGACTTAAAGCCTGATGCTTATGCAGAGCAGGAAGGACAATTAATCATACTGATCTAATCCGTATTGCCGTATTAAGTTTTTCAGTAAAGCAGCATAAGCCGGGTCGGTTGCATAGCCAGCCTTGGCGATTGCCTCAGCAAATTCACACCCATTTTCACACAGGAATGCTGGCTTATAGCGTTTGTTATTACGCAAGAACAATGCGTGATCGGCAATGCTATCGGCCAGTGTTGCGTATTTACGAAAAGGAGCATTAACTTTGGTCTTAACGCCCTTGAAGTATTCCGTTGTCGGCATGAGTACCGAGTCGCCTTTCCATCTGGAATCAGCCTTAACGCCAAACAGGTTGCAAGCGTTCTTGGTAAGGGCCGATCTACCCCATCCAGATTCAAGTATTGCCTGAGCTATGGTTACGCTGGCCGGAACCGAATGCGCTTTGTGAGAGGCTTGAGCACCTGGTATCAGTGAGTTTAAAAATGCTGTGTTGCTTGGATTAACCATAATCGACCATATCAATAATGCTTATCTTCTCAGCTCTTGTCATACCTTCCGTTTTTCTAGCATTGCAGCAGACAGCGCATGAGCATGTTTTTGGCGTATTAATAGCCATGCCGTGATACTTAGGCTCACTGGTTAAATCCCTGCCATAATGAAAACGCCTGTTCTTTTTAAGGCGCTCACGGTGATGAAATTTTAATGCGCGACCCACTATTTCCCCAATGATCTAATAGCCGCTTTCAATATTGCTTTTCTGTTAATCAACTGAAAGACAAAGTTCGTTATATAAGTCAGTATGCCCAAGCAAACGCCGAACGCCCCTGCGTGGTGATCGAGTACCGCCAGCCAGTCTGATACCACAAGTCCTCCGCTGATTGAATACGCTAAGTATTGACACAAGCGCACGATGTACGCGGTTATCGGTTCTAAATGATCGTGAATACTTAGCGCCATGTTCAATCCCTTGCGACTTGGTTTTTAAGCCACACTACCCCAAGCTCTAATAGCATTCGGATAACCGATTCCGCTATAGGCTCAATCAAGTCCTCGAAGATGATTTCCAGATCAGCTAAAACCTTGTGCCGCTTGTCGGCTCCGGTGGCATCCGGCATGTCGGCATTGGCTAATTCAATGCGGTTCTTGATGCGTTCAAATAAATCGGCCTTGCCAATCAGCATGACGAACGTAGTTATGGCGGTCTGGATAATGGATTGAGTTAGGTTATTCATCGCATGAGATTCCGAGCATCACGCCGTCAGCTCGTGTTTGAGCGGTTGAGACAACGGGTGATAGGGTTGGGTGACAGGACGCGCACCCCGACAGCAAGGCCAGGATGAGCATGGATTTCATTACTTGTTAAAGCCGTCGATTTTTTGCGCGGGCGTCGCTTCCGGGATAAACACCGCAATGCCGCCAGCAACCAAGGTCAATACGCCCATCCAGTTGTCGAGTTGCACTTGAGGCACTTGGAAGATTCCGGCCAGGAACATGATAACGCGATAGTTAGCGGGTTCTTTGAGCCGCTCGAAGAGATAGATTAACTTACCCATGTAGTGTGTCTCCCGACAGTCTTGAGTTTGAATTATTCTAACACAAACAGACAGCAGATTTAAGCGAAACTTGCAATAGGTTTATGGATGAATGCGACCGCCCAGTGAAGTGCGTACGCTTTTCTTAGCACGAAACGCGAGGGCCGATTTAATCAGCGTCCGCTTTCTGCTCTTGATCTTCTTTAACCTTCACTTTCATGGAGTCTTTAATGTATTCGGATAATGTAATTTTTTTAGAGTCGGCAATTTCTTTCATGGATTCCTTTAGCCATGCCGGGACAACTAAATATAATCTTTCTGATTTCATGCGTATAACCTTGCGTATGATTAATATTGATGTATAATTATACGCATGATGATACAAAAATCCTATAAATTCAAGTTCTACCCAAATGCTGCGCAAGCCGAACAGCTGCAAAAAGAATTCGGCTGTGCGCGGTGGACATGGAATCGTGGATTGATTGAACGGGATTATGCGTATTCTCAATGGGGCGTTAGCCTGGGTTCTTTGCATGACATTGGAAAGAATATAAATCAGTACAAGAAGAATGATTATCCTTGGCTAAGTGATGCAACATCGAGCGTTATTCAGCAAAAGCTAATCGACCAAGATAAAGCGTTTAATAATTTCTTTAAAGGTCGGGCAGGTTTTCCAAAGTTCAAAAAGAAAAGCCATGCTCAAAGCATCCGCTATACGCTTGACCAGCGACAGGTTTTAAACAATTACCGGTCTGGTGAATTGTTAAAGCTGCCAAAATTGGGCGAATTAAAGATTAAATGGTCACAAGTCCCAGGCGGCATACCCAAGATGGTCACGGTATCGAAGTCGGCAAGCGGATGTTATTTCGTCAGCTTCATGTGTGAGGTCGAGCAAGACTTAAAACCGATGACCGGCAAGGTGATCGGTATTGATGTTGGTATCAAGGATGTGGTCGTAACCAGTGACGGCTTTTATTCAGGCGCGCCCAGGTTTACCTATAAGTACGCACGGCAATTGAAGAAAGCGCAACGGGTTTTAAGCCGTAAGAAAAAAGGCAGTAATGGATTTAAGAAGCAACGGATTGTGGTAGCAAAGATTCACGAAAAGATTGCAAACAGTAGAAAAGATTTTTTGCACAAAGTGACAACCAAGCTTGTGTCTGAAAATGATATTTTGTTTTTGGAAGATTTAAACGTTTCCGGGATGCTCAAGAATCGTAAGCTATCAAAAGCGGTTGCGGATGTGGGCATTTTTGAACTCAATAGGCAAATCGAGTACAAATCTCAGTGGTACGGCAAGCAGGTTGTTAAAATCAGCCGTTGGGAGCCTACGACGAAGAAGTGTAGTTCATGCGGGAATATTCGCATTATGAAATTATCGCAACGTACTTATGAGTGCGAATGTGGTTTAGTAATGTGCCGCGATCTTAACGCAGCGCATAATATTAAGGCGGCGGGGAACGTCGTTATGAGTGGAGCCGTACACCAAATTGATAAAGCCGCATGAGAATGATGCTTGTATCAAACGGCCGTGAAACTCGACCTGCTCTAACTGATAGCTTTCGCCTGGAGCGAGGCGGTCAGCTTGTAAGCGGATTCCAAAGGTTTTGAAGCCTATTTATTTAACGGGTGGTTTTGTGTAATCTATTATGCTCCCAAAAAATACCCAGAAGAACAATCATGGATAAAAATACGCTTGCCACAATCACTGGCGACATACAACCTACAGCCTGGTCTGCGTCTGCATTAAAGAAAATGCCGCTTGATGAACTGATTAAAAAATATGTGTTGGTTGAGCATACGCAATGGTACATGAAATGTATGTTGCTTTACGCTATGAGATTTATATTAAAGTCGAATCAAGAATACGGTAAGGTCTGCCAGCAATTACGCGAGGACGGCATTTGCCATGAGGATCAAGGGACGATGAACCGTTACGTAAACTCAGGGATTTATCTTGAGAAGATGAAAATATCCGACCTTACTAAAGTCGGGTTCAAAAAACAGTTTGTCTATGACTTAGCGGCTCCAATCAATGCAGATATTTCAGAGTCCGTCACTCATGAACTTCGGCAGATACCAATCGAAGATAGGCGCAAGCTAACAATCGAAGCAGTTCGAGAAATGATAAGAAAGGCTAAACAGAAACTCAATCCAGCACTTGAGTACGACAGCGTGGTGGCAACTATTGAAAAAATGCGTGATGACGATCCGGCGCATTATCATGAAGGTGCTATTGATCTTATTAAGCAGTATGCCGAAGAAAGCAAGCAAAATATTTCTCAGATTGAATCTGAATTGATTGATCGCGGCATAGTCGTGCCAGAACCAGCCCAAGCCCAGCAAGCGGTCTCACGCCTGATGCAGTCCATACTTGATGAAGAACCGGACACCGTCAAGCCCATGACGCGGCGCAGAGAGCTTATATTAGAATTGTCTAATATGGATAATGGCGCCGTATCGGATGATGATATTCTGGAAGATTACGCACTACTGGACAAGAGCTATCGGCGCACGTTGTTGAAGCTGGCAGAGCTGCATAATAATAGAAAAAACATCATTCAAGATGCTATCTATAAGAAATGATGTGTTATAATTACCACCTGTGCAGCGGCGTGGAAGTTACTGGGAATGCTCGGTGACAACGTAGACACGCAGGTTGGGCTGGGGAAACCGTAAGTGAAAGGCTTACGCGATTGCCGATGGTAAGACGATACACGCCAGCCGACAAATCGGATAGTCGAGAGTAACGTATCGACCTGCACAGTTTCATTCTTATGAGTGCCAACAAAAGATACTTTCAATACTCAAACTTCGCTATCAACATTGAGTGGTAGGGAATCACAAAGCTCCTAACTTAGTGGGAGTCTTGGGTAATAGACTAAGTGGTATCTTTTGTTGGTGAAATGCGTAGTTGCGATACGCTAGATTTTAAGTTGACTTTGAGACAACGCTAAGAGACTCACTGTCGTAAAGATTCTTGATATTGAACAAAAAAAGCAGGGATCGCATCCTGTCACCAACAACCCACACGCATGGCGATTGAGTACCGATAACAAGCCCTATCATGGAAATGTTATGAAACGTCATACAGTCGCCAGCCGTGTTGGTGTAATGCGTAGGCGAGACGCAATGAGTGTAGTCGTGATGCATGTAAATGCTCCAGCTTTAATAGCGACAATGCCGGGATCGCATCCGGCCACCAACTTCAAATCAATCTAAGCCTAAGCGCCTATCTCGGTGCTTGGGCTTTGTTGTCCGCGAATCATTGATAGCAGTGGGTAAGGAAATGGAAGAAATGAAAGACAAGTTAATTGCATCTGGAGTTAAAAGCATAAATAGATATGGTTATCCCGGATGCAACAAAGACAACATACTTACCGATCAGATTTACAAAGCTTTCTTTGCTTCGATGCTAAAGGATAATAAAGGCTTTGGCGCTGATAAGGCGATAGATGAATTGCTGTCCGCATTAGAATCGTAAGCTCAATTGGGCTTTGTTGCGTCTAAATAACAACCTCATAGGAATCTCATGGCATCGAACCTTATAAATACAGAAGCACTCGAAAAACATTTGATGGCATCTTTAAACCAAGCCATGACCGAAGCGGCAGAGCCAATCATTCAGCAAGCGGTAAAAGATGCTGAGGCCGCGATAAGGAAACGTCTTGGCGTTATGTTTGTCGGTATGCTTAATCATTCGTTTGATATACAGCGTGATGGACAGGACTTACGCATTTTAATTCGCCATGATGACAGGCGACAATAACCTATTGACTTATACCGCCCGTTAGTTCACCCTAGATACTCATTTAAAATAACAACAAGAAGGTGAATCATGAAATTACTAATCGCAGCGGTATTATTTTGCACATCATCCCTAGCACTGGCTTGGACAGATGCGGAATTCGCCCAGGAGCTACAACAAATGCAGCAACGCGCACAGCAGAACGAGGCGAGAATCCAGCAATGGAACGCAGAAGATCGGCTGAATCAGCAGCAGCAACAGATTCAGCAGTTACAACAACAGCAAGTGCAGCCGCAACGGTATCGGAAAGAAAATCCGTTGCGGTAATCAGAATAAGGTGCTATTTAAATAATTCACCATAGAGCCATGACAAAAACGATACGAAAAGCCTTTAAATTTAGGTTAAAAATTACACCTGAAACCGATGAAAAATTAAATAATTTCGTTGGTGGATGTCGCTTTGTCTGGAACAAGTCGTTGGCTCTGAATCTGGATAGATTAAACAACAAAGAGCCTATTTTGTGGTATCAGGAGCTTAATTTTTGGGCAACAATTTGGAAGCAGTCTAATGAATACGGTTTTCTAAGCACTGTTCCTTCTCAGGCACTACAGCAAAAACTAAAAGACCTGGATAAAGCGTTCAGTGATTGCTTTGATAAGAATCAGCCATTAAAGCGTTGCCCTGTATTCAAGAAAAAAGGACTATCCGATAGCATACGATTCCCTCAAGGCTTTAAGATCGATCAAGAAAATAGTCAGATTTTCCTGCCCAAAATAGGCTTTGTGAAATATCGCAATAGCCGCAAGGTAATTGTAGAGCCTAAGAATATCACTGTAAGCCGCAAAGGTAAGCACTGGTACGCTTCTATTCAGGTTGAGTACGACAAAATAGATATGCCTCATAAATCAACGTCAATCGTTGGTATTGATATGGGCGTTAAGCAGTTCTCTACTCTATCTGACGGCACTATATACCAGCCATTAAATAGTTTTAAAGGTAAAGCTGAAAAGTTAGCCAAGCTTCAACGAAAGCTAAAAAACAAAAAGAAATTCTCAAGTAATTGGAAAAAAGTAAAAACAAAAATAACAAAGTGCCATGAAGAAATAGCCAACGCTCGAAAAGATTACCTTCACAAAGTATCAACTGAAATCTGCGAAAACCAAGCCGTGATAGTCGTTGAAGATTTGAAGGTAAAGAATATGAGCAAGTCGGCAAAAGGCAACCATGAAAAGCATGGAAAAAACGTTGCTCAAAAATCAGGATTGAACAAGTCAATTCTCGATCAAGGGTGGGGCATGTTTTTTCAAATGCTGGACTATAAGCAAGCCTGGAATGGTGGCATGGTTCTCAAAGTGCCTGCGCACCATACAAGTCAAACTTGCCCATGTTGCCAGCATGTAGCCAAAGAAAACAGACTCACACAAGCTGACTTTGTTTGTGTCGATTGCGGCTACAGCAATAACGCCGATATAGTTGGAGCATTGAATGTATTAAGCCGGGGACACCGGCAGTTAGCCTGCCTAGCGAGTGGTGAAGTAATACCACCGGCAACAGGAACCAGTGGTAAGCGGCGACGCAAGATCACTTCTGAGAAATCAGGAATCACCATTCCTTTAGGGCGGTGAGGATGTCAATATCAATCACCCTGCAAAACCCATAGAGACAAGGAACACGAATGACCAATAAAACAGATGGCAACTATTTCCTTACCATGCTAATGGTTTGCGTAGCTCCACCTGTTCTGTTCCTGCAATGGCTATTCCTTGGTGATAAGTTCGGTCATGGAAAAGCCATTGTCTTTGTGGTGACTATGTTCCTGTTCGGGTCGGCCTTCTTCTTTAATTAATTGAAGTAAGGGTGCGACCTTTCCACCGCCATGCGTGACACTTCGTTAGATCGTTGCATCAGTGCGTTAATCCTATCGCGCTTATCAGTAGCACTTAGATTGCTGCGGTAAATTACATCCACCTGCGCCCTGAGTCTGCTCAACTGCTTGCCGGAAGCTTCCAGTTGACGGCGCTTGCTCAACTTGTCGGCATTATCGGTCATTAGCTCGTTGGCCTTGTCGATATTGCCTTCTTTCTTGTACGCGTTAATCGTCTTATGGATTTGATTGACTTCGTTCAGCATATCGTAAAACTCAGTACCGTATTTGGTGTGCAGCGTGGGACGCTCCTGATAGAACGCTTTCACGACCGGCAAACTGTCAATCCTCATCGCTGGCTGATCCGGCATCCCCGATAACTGCCTAACCATCATATCCGATGCGCCCAAGGCGTACATGCCTAATGCGCCAAGATAGCCATGCAGTAAATGCTCCAGACGTTTGGGCGATGCACCTAATGCTTCCGGCAAGGACGCGCTTAACGCTCGCATGGTTTCGCTAGTGTATTCGTTATAACGTGCGCTCGGCAATTTGCCTTCGTCGGCCATGCCTTCAATCGCCCTGCCGGTAAACATATCCTTGTTGGAGTACAGTTCGATGAACGGTTTGAATAGCTGCGGTACTGGATTGAAAGCCAAGGTATCGCTTGCGCCATGCCCCATGCGTTCGGCGTAAGTTTTCAAACTGTCTTTGCCGATCAACGCTCTCGCTGAACGCTCAGGAACAGTGCCAAAGATCAAGCCTAACTCGAACGGTTTAGGTATCCTAAAGTGTTGATTTCCAAAGAAGAAATGCCAGTAGGTGTCTTGATCCCACGGTTCCAAAGCTTCGTAATCATCGTTATCCGAATTGAGTGCCAGCAATGCCAAAGAGAACATGGCAATCGATAAGCCTTTCGCCAGAATCATTTTCCGCGCTTCCTTGGTCTGACCTGCTTTCGCCAATCGATACAGGCCAACCAATCGGGCATTGAAGAACGGCAGCATGTCACTCATGGCCCGGATCAGCGTAAACGATCCCTGCATCGAAAAGTCCATCAGGTCTTTGGCTTCAAACAGGTATTTGGCTTTTTCTGCCCCCGCGCGTTTAGCGTTTTCAAGAATCGCTTCACGGCTGGCGTTTTCAATCGCATCGCCCACGGACCGGTACATTTCCCAATACTTCTTCGGGGTGTCGAGAATGGAATCTTTAAAGCCTTGAACGTCCTTAATGCCGCGCCTTCTCAGTGCCGCATCCATCGACTCCCTGGCCGCATCCGGGTTGCTGTAGTTGCCATAGCCGCCCTGGAATGACGCCCCGGCAAACATCATATCGACATAGCCACCTTCTTCGTTGAAAGACTTAATCGCCCCATGAATCGAGTCAACACCGAGCTTAAAGCCTTTTTCTTCGGCAATCGTCCAGGAGTGCATGGCGTCACGGATAAAGTTTCTGGCCATGAACGTCGGGTCGGCGGTCACAGCACCGGTCAGCAAATGCTTCATGTAGCGCATTGGCTTGAAGATGCCGCCGAACGGGATTTGATTTACGGCCGTCAATGAAGTCAGCAGCATGGCATCGTTGACTTTGTAGTATTCCGACTTACCATCACGCATAACCCTAACCACATCGGGATCAGTCGGCGCTTGCATGGCCCACATCTTGGCAATACCACTCGTCAAATCAGACGGCATGGCCTCGACGATTTCTTTCGGCAAGCCCGATTCCAGCATCAGTTTTTTAACCTGCTCCTTGGGGATCAGTGCCGCCTTTAATTCAACTCTCTGGATAGCCTCGACAAAGCGCGAGCCTTCCAGATTATTCAGCGTTTTGTTCAAGGCGTCGTTCTTCATCGACGCATCGATCAAATGCGCCCAATTCTGCATCATGTTGCCGAGTGGGTCGCTCATCGGGTTATCGCCGCCTTTCAGCATTTTGATACCGGAGGTTTGGTGGGTCAGTCCACCCTTACCGCTTGGGCCTGATTTCTTGCCTTCGATCAGCCGGTAAAACGGGATATAGTCGGCGCTCTCGAACAGCTTACGCGCTTCCGCATCCACCAGTCCGGCCTCTTGCGCCAAGTCCAGCACCGAGCTATTCATGGCGGCGATGTCATCAGCCACACCTTGATAGTCGTCTTGTTCCAATTTCAGCAAGGCATCGATTTCGTCACGACTGAAATTGTTCTCTTTGCCTTCCTTAAACAATCGGTCTGCTCTGCGCCCGACCATCCAGGCAGTGAAGTTTTCCAAGTCATCCTTGACCGGCTGCAATAGCTCGGCAAACGACTTGCTGCCGTCTTTTTTCTGGATAATGCCGCCCTCCCATTTCGGCGCACCATGCAACAGCAACGCTTGCATCGTTGAGCTTGAGCCGGTTGATAGTCTTGCACTGATATAGCCTGATACCGAATGCGCCACATCGCCGAGGATTTCTTTCTCTGCGCGCTTAATGCCGATGAACTTATCGAATATGCCCTGCTCCAGTTGCGGCTTCATTTCATCCCATTTCTGCCGGATGGCTTGAACATTAGCTTTCAGCCCGAGACTGATAATGTCGGTGATGGCTTGAGATAGCGTTTTCTTCGGGCCGAGTCCGGCCTTGCGTTTAGCTTCTTTGATAACATCGCTATCGACAGCCCTACTATACTTCACTCCGGTTTTATCGCCGCCCTTGGCTTCATAGTCATAGGCATCACCATACCAGCGTTCGGTTTTGGGACGGTTTTTATTCTTGGCGTCTTTGCTCAGTCCTACTTTGTCGCCGCCGTAGTTCTCGTAATCGTAAGCGTTGCCTTGCCATTTGTCGGCGTTTCTCGGTGCAGGAATATGATTCATTTCCTTGCCATTGAATAGCACAATCACATCACTGTCTTGAATGTCTGCGGTGGCGCTTGGTGGCGTGGATTTGCGTTGCTCGGCGGTTAGTTCTTGTCGGGCTTGTGTGTTTCTTGACTCAACCTCTCCAGCTAGTCTTTTGTATTGCTCATGTGCCGTTAATGTGTTTTCTCTGGATAAGATGTTGCGCCGATCTTGCTCAAGATCAATATATTCTTGGTTCTCTGGGAATTCACTTAACTTATCTAGCAATTCAAAATAACTTTCGGTCTGATCATTTGGCACATCATCCCAATTTAACGCTCTGCCTCTAGGCGTGTCTTTGCCATAGGTATCCTTTATTTTGATAAAGTCACGATTCTTCTTCCTGACCAGATTACCAAACTCAGGATTAGCGTCCATTAAGCCGAGTATCTTTTTATCGAGCGGCCTTCTTAGCTCATCGGTAATGTCTTTGTCTCTGAACTGGCTAGGACTTCCGCCAGTTGCAAAGCCTTCAATGCGCTGAATGCCATGCTGTATTTCATGGAGCAATACGGACATCATATTTTCTTTGCCGAAACTGCCCTCGTTCAAATGAATCAGCTTATCAGTGGCGCTGTAATTTCCTTCGGCCCCCAAGTCTTTAGTAATCAATACCCCGATTTTGCCGAGTTCTGGATACGCTTCAAACAGTTTCGGATGGTCGATAAAATCACTCAGCCTGTGCAAGCGTTTGCCATTCAGCGCCCAATCATGAAAGCTGTCGCCCCATGACGCATCGCTATCATCGATTTCAAAGCGCCACTTGCCGTCTACGCCTTTAAACCAGCCTGTTTCCTGCCGTACCGTTTCAGGATTATCTCCTGCTTCGATGCGTTGCTGTGCGCTGGATAGCTGGTAGGTGTCGGCAGTCTTGGCGTTTTGTCCGGCAAAGCTTTTGAGTATGCCGTTGCCCGTACCAGTGCCATTAACCTTTGCTCCGTATTTCGATAGCGCCGTTAAATCAGCTGGCGTGAGTGACTTGATAAATCCAAGGTCAAGGCCATTCCTCACCAAAAACGCCCGAATCGTTGCCACTAAATCGGCAAAGGTCTTTTTCAACAGGCCGGTGAAGGAGTCGGGATTCTGCGACCAGAGGGATACCATGTAAGCGCGGAATTCCGAAGCTTGATCTTTGACCGGCGTTTCTGCGGCCATTACGCGCTTGTAGGCTGCGAGTTCTATCGCGCTGCCAATACCTTTAGCGGCTCGGTCAAAACTGCGCTGTAGCTGTGCTTCAAAGCGGTCTATGGCGGCTTTGACTAGCGGGTCTTTGGATTCTGAGCGGTGAAGAAGCTCGTGACTAAGAACGGACGACAGGTTGTTCTTGTTGAGCATATCCGAAACCAAATAAAGCTGATCTCGTTTCTCATCGTATAGGGCCTCTACGCCAGACATGTTGCTAGACTTCTTGATTTCTCCTGAATTAAAGTCTATATTTATTGCTGACGCTAATGGTGTGGCTTTAGACTTCGTGTCGAGCAAGGCATTATGACCTGCGGCTATGCCATTAGTCGTCTTTCTATTTGAATAAAAAGTGATAATAGACTCTTTATTTCCTTTTGCCGATACAACAACTTTAAATCTAACCCCACCTGAATTAAGCGTATAAATATGCTTTTGTCCTGCAATATCAAGTTTGCCATCACGAACTACTTTGCCTAGATCAAGAATCTCATTTGCTGTTATATAGCCTTTTTTACCGCTAAAATGATCGAGTAAGATATGCGTCTTACCAAATCTCTCATGCCCTTGTGATAAATTAACAAATTCCTTTACATGCTCAAGGTCGCTTTTTCTGATCTCTGAGCGAATTTTTGTATCAGTGATAACATCATAAATACCTTTCTGTTCTTTAGATAGACTTGATGTTGAGCCTATTTCTTTTATAAACCCATCAATTAAAGAAGCTATTTTGGCTTGCGTATATTTTGTTGGCTTAATCCTTGACTCTAACGCAATTCCACGCTCTTGCAGATGCTTGGGCAAATCCTCAACCGTTTGCACGATATTCAAAATCCCCGCATCCACCAGCTTATTCACGCGCTTAGGCAATAGCTTCTTGATGTCGGCTACGGTGCTGCCGGTGGTGGGTTGGGATTTGCTGGCTTTAATGTCCTGTTTCCAATCAATGCCCTTTCTTTCAAGAAGTCGCCTTGCTGCCTGAGTTGCATCATTATCAGGATGTCCATTGGCCGTGGCAATCGTAGCTTCTCTGGTGGTTGGCGGCCTTATCTTTCCGTTTGCCACCTTATCTGCATATTCTTTTCGCAGTTCACCCCTACGTATTATTAGTTCGTGATCTTTCTTGGCTTGAGCTTGAACCTGTCTTCTGTGCGTATTAGGACTTTTACGGTTAGAACTCATGTGTAACGCGGCGTCGCCAATATCCTGTCTGGATGCACCATTTGACGCTAGATATTCTTCCTCTGTCATTACAGGAATATCACCCTGCTTCTCACCAGTCACCTTGGCTAGGCTTGGTTGGGATGGTTCGGAAGTAACCGCCGATGGTGCGCTTCGTTCGAGTGGCGTCAGCGGTGTTGTTTGTTCGCTTATCCTTTCTTCCCCTTCGCCCGATACATCGGATTCAGCATCGCCGCCTGTTGCTGGCGTTTCATCTCGGCCTGTATTTGCTCGTCGGTTTGGTAGTACTGTGCTGGCTTTTGGGGATTGGGTTTGGTCATTTGCTTGTTGCCTTGGTCTTGCATATATTACTGATTGATCGTCTTTCGATGTGGCAATAACATCATTTCCACTTACCTTTAACGCTCTCGTTAAAGAAGCGAATCCAGCCGATGACAAGCCGCTAGGGAATGTTAGCTTTACAGTGCCTTCTTTATCCGGCGTGGAAATAGCGTGGATTCCGTATTCATCAAGAATCGCCTTGCCAACTTCGTGCGCTTCGACCGATTTATCTCTAACAATTAGCCTGTTTGAGCTATAATTATCAGCAACACGGCCCTCATCGGTATTGCTTATTTTTGCAATATTGCTTGAGGGTTCTTTTTTTGTGAGCACATCAGAATCTTGTACAGAATCCGCTTGATTAAAGTCAACGCCCCTTACCCTGTCAGCGCCAAATCTGCCTCTTGCCCATCCAGTTATATCTTTAATGGTATCGCGCTTTGAATTGATTTCGTTTATTTCGGATGGAGTAAAGCCTTTGCTGGCTAAATTATCGCCAGCTGCCACTTTCGGCGCATGACCAAACCCACCCTCTACCGGCACCACATGATGCGTGGCTTCGCTGATGTTGGGATAGCCTTTGCTCTTTAAGGCAACCTCGGCTGATTTTGCCGTCTTGAAGGGTTTGTTTTGGTTGCTTAGGGTTGGTTTTAATTCCCCTTCAATGCTTTCACCCAGTCCTCCGAGTAGTCTGGATGAAGTATTTGTACGCTGCATCGCGTTTTGCGATTGTGTAGCCTCGCCATTTGCAGTCTTTGTTTTTTGTTGGGTCTTGTTTTCTTGGACATTTGCTTTAGCCGATGTTTCCGTCTTGAAGGGTTGGTTTTGGTTGCTGAGTGTGGCTACATTTGCGTTATCCGCACCTGGTGTAAGTTGTCCTTTATTTTGCTGAACTGTATTTTTCTGAACTTGTGCCGCTGGTTCTGCTCCGCTCGCCAATGCAGGATTTGATTGACGATCATTGGGAATCTGTATTTGTTCACTCGTAGGTTTAACCGTCGCTTTGTCAGATTCTGCGCTCGGCGTTTGTGTCGATATAGCTTCATTTTTTATATCCTGTTTAATCGGCGCTGCATCTTCATCGGATGGGGTGCTTAGGGTTGGTTTAGCATTACCTCTGACTGAATCAATTACTTTCTGAGCAACGCTATTTTTGCCATGTGTGCCGTATTCATCACCAAGCACTGACTGAGAAAACACATAGGCAATATAATCATCCTTGGTCATGCCTTGCGGTATTCTTGCATCTTCACTATTAGCAAAAGATTCAATGCGTTTAATTTCGTCGCCCAGCTTTTCAACTGTTAAGTCGCCGTTAGTTAAGCGTTGAACTAACTCGGCTGTTTTTCGTGCATTTTCTCTGTGCTGCTTAACGCGATTATTGCGCTTGCTTTCATTGATTGCGCCAATAGACATGGATTCGCTATTGGAATAAGGATGGTATCTATCGTCAAAATCGACAACATTCTTATTGTCTTTGTATTTCTTATTGGCGAATTCATCAGATTTAACCGTTTCTGATTCAGCGTGTTTTGTTAAGGCCGAGACAATGGCATCCGTTGACGCTTTTCTTTGCGCTGTTTCTTTCTCTGCGCCAGCAAACCAATCCTCATTGAATAAGTCTGTAGCGTCACCTAATTGACCAGCATTGCCGTTTCCTGCCTCGCCTGTAGCTGACACTCCATCAGCATTATCGTATTCTGTTGCGCCTCGATGATCTGCTGGGCGAATAGCATCGCTTGCTGCCAGTCCTGTTGCGTTGGGTTTTCCTGTGTTGGGTATATCGGTTGTAACATTGTTATTCGTGTTCGGTTGAGTGGTCTTGGTTGATGGCGGTTGTTGTGCTTTGCGCTGTTCGGCTAGGCGTTGGTTGAGCAGGTCTTGCGGAGTTAATTCATTGCTTGCTGCTGTAGCTTCCAGATTATCCGCTTCGCCATTAATGCCGACGCGTCCAGCATTGCCTCGTAATTTTTCTGTTGCATCATAAATAGGGTTATTTTCCTCGGGCTCGATAGCGATATTATATCCATCTAAACCACCTTCGCCAGTAGCCAGAGTATCAGACGGTCTAAATGGCTGTTTCTGTTCATCTGATATAGATTCACTTGCGGATATTTCTTGTTGTAGCCCTGATCGTTCCCCATTGTTTCCCCTTATGTCATCGGTTGTTGGTGTTTGAATAACAGGCGCTTTCGCGGCGGCTTTGGATAATGGGCTAGAGACCGCATTGACACCACCACCCATTAAGCTTCCCGCTAATGAGCCTTCGACAAAGTTTCTACCCATGCCTTGCGTTACGGGCTTATCTTCGGCCAAGTTTTGCAGACCTGTTTCAGCTATCGACTGCAAGCCTTCCTCAATCGGGCCTTCTTGTATCGCGCCGCCGATAACACGTCTAGCCAGCGATTGATTCACATCGCCCATACCAGCGCTGACTCCGCCTGCCGCTATCGCATCAATATCAGCCAACGCAATATCATCTAAGCCAAATCGGTTAGCAATGCGATTGGTAATGCGATTGCTTTGATTGCCGATTAATGCGCCCGAAAAGCCTGTGCCTGCCGCTGCTAATGCCGCTATCTGTGGGTCAACGCTCTCGTCAATGTTCGCCATTGACTGGCCGGCCATGATCGCACCTTCACCGACATTACCGGCTAAGGCGGCACGTTTGGCTACTTCCGCCGCCGTTCCGGTTTTCGCTAAGGCATTAAGGCCCGTTGCAGTCCGTCCTAATGCGCCACCCGCATACATAGAGGGCAATGACTCGACAACGGTTCCCATGATAGCGCGTGGATTCGTAGCGTACGCCTTTGCAACATCCAGGGCATTCGTGTTGGGATCATCCCACACCTGATTGACATTCTGCCGCGCTTGCTGCATTGCCGGTGAATAAGCGTTATCTGCATCTTTAGCCCATTGGCTAGGCTTGAATCCAGTGGCGTTACCAATCGCATCGGTCGCCCTATCGAATGGCCGGTTAATCCCCAATAAGCTAGGCTGAATATCGGCCAGTCCTGTGATTGCGCCGGGGATCTGCATCACGCCCTTGCCAAGGCCGACTAAGGTATCGTTGATAATCCCCTTGTTGCCTTGGCCGGATTGCCCTGAAATAGGCTTAATGTCAGACAAATCAATAGCGGCACTTTTATTGATCGGCTGAATATCCGATAAATCCATAAAATCATCTGACATGGTAATCCTTATTGCTTGTTTTGTTTGGCTGAGGCGAGTGCGTTCTTGCCTTCCGGTGTTGCCAGCCAGGCTTTTATTCTGGCTCTGGCTGATTCATCAAATTGGTCTGGGTTGCTATCAAATTGAAGCGCTAAGTCGGTATTGGTAGAGACACGTTTTGCCTGTTGAACGGCTTCTTCATCAGTGAACCGGCCGGTTTTCTTATTCAAGACTCGCGCTGTCTCTCCGGTCACAGTTCCCATTGGGTCATATTGTTTCTCATTGATAGCTGCAAAGTTGTCTTGATTGAGTTTGTCATACGCCAGTTTATTTGCTGCCGCTGCCGTACCGGTTGCTGCGTCACGATCCAGCGCATCTTTACGGATGTTTTCGTTCAGCGTATCTCTGGCTAACTGATTCTCAGCGGCATAATTGTTTTGCGCCGGTAATTGAGCATTACCACGCTGATCGCCATAATCACGAGCTTGCTGCAATAATGGTGCGTTTCTAGCTGCCTCATTGACTCCGCTATTTACTGAATCCCAATATGCTTTTGATTCATACGGACTTGCCGCCAGAAACGCCCCGCCATTATCATTGCTTTGCGCGTATGCGCCTAAGCTTGGTGCTTTAGTCGCACTATTGCCATTCAATGCCTCAGCACTTGGATTAGCGCCTAAATTGATACCACCCGGCCCGTAGATATTGGTGTCTCGGGTATGTTCTATCGGCTGATCGTTATAGTAAGGCGCACCGTTTTTATAGCCCTGCAAAGTACGCACACCTGCACCCGCAGGATTGGCTTTATTAATCGCGTTAATGTCGTCGGCTGGTGGCGTTATTGTACCAGATTTCGTTAAGGCTTGCGGCTGATTTACTGTAGCGTTATGCGTCATATCGTATACTTTGCCGCCGATGTAGCTACCTAAGCCAGCCAAACTGTTATCTTGACTACCCTGATTGTCAACAGGCTTCGGCTCAATTCGCATGGCGTTAGGGTTGACCTTGCTTGCATTACTAACGGCGGCTAACGGGGATAGTGCGGCATTGCCAACGCCTTTAATCTTATTGGCAAGGTCTTTGATTACGGGAATGCCATTATCAACATATTGAGGTTCAACTAATCCACCCCCTGCATAGCCTTTCACCGCAGGAAACATAGCTTGCATTTTGGATTTCAGTTCGGGATGCTGGTATTCGTAATTGTTCACCAAGTCATGCGCGGCATTGCCAACTGTACCGGCATCAACGGCATTCGCGGCTAATGGTCTTGGCATTGCGCCTAAGCCTTTCATCATAGGCTGAGCGTTGGGCATTGATACCGATGAATCCGGCAGGTTTCGGCCAAAGCCTGGGCGCATTGCGTTAGCTGGATTAGGTTCTGCGAATACCCGATCACGTAAACTCTGGCCAGTTGGTGCTGATTCCGCTACCGGATTCGGCGGCATGCCTAAGCGTCCACGCAAATCAGGGGCTTGCGGATTACCCGCTACGTTGCCGGTTAATGCACGATCCCGCAAACTCGGCATGGGCGCTGCTTCGGGTCTTGGTGGTAATCCCACTCTGCCACGTAAATCCGTCGCTCCGGGATTGCCGGGGACATTGCCGCTTAATGCCCGTTCACGCAAGCTAGGTTCTTCGTCGGTGACAAAACCGCCGTCCCGATAGCCTTTCACGCCTAACCCCGCCTCACCTTCGGCTTGTTCGTTATCCGGCCTAGCCTCGGCGCTTTCATTGTCAATCAGCTTGTTTACAAAGTCCTTTCCCCAATACGCGACCGCTTCTTTCGACAAGTGAAATTCGCCGTTCGAGACGTTGGCATCGACTTGTGGCTGTGCGTCTTGTGCTTTCGGTGCGGCGGCTTCCAGTTTATTCAGGAAGTCAATGCCTAACGCATCTACCTTGTCTTTTGGGATGATTGCGCTATCAACCGGCAACTTGGCTGGAATGCTGTCGCTGGTGCCGGTGCCGGGGCCTTTGATAATGCCGCCTTCCGCATAGTGTTGTCGTCCGGGCTTCTTTGGCTGGCTCGGCAATCCCAATTGCGGCACAAAGGTTTCAAAGCTATTAATGCCTTTCGCCAGCCCTAGTGTTTGCTCGTTGAGCTGTTGCGCCAGATTGTGTTGTTGTAGTTTTTGACCTAATGACATAGGAAAATCCTTATACGGAAATAATGGTAGGCGTTGCGTTGAGGTACGACGAAGAACCGGAAATGTGCGCCCCGACACTGACGCCGGAAGTGATACCAGCGGCCACTTGTGCGAGTAGTTGCGCTTCGGCTTTCTGGCCTTCAATCAGCAATTCTTTTTGGGCAATCAAGGTCGCAATGTTGGCTTTCGCCACTTCAATGGTTAAGTCGGCTTGCTTGGCTGAATAGTCGATCTCGGCTTTCTGGACGGCAATCTGCGCCTCAATGCGCTTGCCTTCGGCTTCGATCAGGGTTTGATAGACATTGGCATCGGCTTGGTAAAGCTTGATCTTGCCTTCGGCATAGGCAACTCCGGCATCGACTAAGCTTTTGAATACATCGACATTGAGCCTGTTGACTTCGGCCAGCAGTTCAACGCGTTTGGCTTCGGCTTCGACGGCCAGTTGCAAGAAGGCATTGTGGGCATTGTTTAGCGCAATCTCTAAAGTCGCCGCTTGCTGAATGGCAAACTGCAAATTCTTCTGTTCCAAATCGGCCTGAGCCACCGCGATATTGCGCGATTCGGTAATATCCGCTTCGGCTAATTGCTCGTTAGCTTGATAAATCGCTTCGACCTGATCGCCTTGCGGCAAGCTCCAGCCGGAACGGGCAAAGCTGCGGTTAATCGCGTCAATCGTGCCTTGTGCCGTGGCTCGGGTGCGTTCTCTGCCTCTATCCCATATTTGCTGCTCAATAACAGGATTCAGGCCCGTCTGCCGGAAATTGTTAATCAGCCCATCCAGAATCCTAACCAAGTCATCGAGCAACGTGGACGAGTATTCCGATTGCGTCGGGAAGTTGGCGTTAATCTCGGTGATGACCGGCAACGCGGGACGGTTGAAATCAATATCGGTCGGCTTAACCGGCGCATCCCCGCTGATGATGAAATCCTCGACCTGCGAGAAGTCCGATAGCGGCGGCAATTCGGCATCGGTAATCTGCGGGATATTTGCCAGTTTCGCCAGTTCGTTGTTCAACGCCTCCAACTTGATCGGCAGTTCATCGAGCAACTGGTTGCGGTGCGCTATCGCCTCATCGACGGTGTTTTCGGTAAAGGTCTTGATCCCGCTAGAGTCGGGATACCAATAGGAATCTTCTAAGCCGAGTCCCGGTTCGGGGAAGTCAGACTTAATAGGGGGGACTTGTATGATACTCATGGGGTGTCCTTTAGGATCATAGCGTCATCACGACGCGAATTTATTTAGCTCACCACTTATCGAGTGGGCATTTTGATTTTATCAGCACATTGGCGGCTATCTTGAACTTCACGAGACAGCCGCACTGTTGGCATTGCTTAATGCCTGCGACTTCGCCCAACTGCTCGCAGTCCAGGCAGATAGCCAGTGCGTTCGCCATAAACGCCTTACCTTCTGCAATCAGCGCGTGAGGCTTGTCATCGCAAGTTTTACAGGTCAACGGCTTTCACCAACTCTGACAACAGCGTAAACTCGCCCACTTTGATACTCAGATCAACACCGGCGGTTGTTTTAACCGGAATCTCCGTAGTCTGGTAATACTGGCCGCTACTGTCCTTGATCAACAGCCATACTTTGACATGGCCGGTGTTGTTCCAAACCCTGACGTTATGCACCCCATCTTCAACTTCGCAGGGAATGCCGAAGCGCTTTTGCATGGCGTAGGTGTTCTTGTCTGTGCTAATAACATTCGCTCGGCTATTCGCCGTCATGTTATACGAATGGTAAATCCGGCAATCGTCAACAACCACGCCGCTCAAGCCGACATCGGTGTATTGCGTGTCAGAAGAATTGGCTCGGGCGGCATATTTAGACAGAACCGAATCTTCGTAGCCGTACTGATCGCCGGTGGAGGACGGAATCATGAACAGGCCGAACTCGCCGTTGCCTTGCCGGGTATCGGTAAACACGATATTGCTGCCGTCGATATAAAACCCCGAATAACTGATAAAGCCGTTATTATCCACCCGCTTGTTGATCGCCTGAATACGGGTATTGTAAAAATCAAACTCAAAGTAGGTTTTGGTCGATTCCTGGAAAGGCGCATAATTTGCAAAGGACAGGTTGTAGCCTTCCTCAGATGCAGCATTGGCGGTTGCTACAAAATTGTCCCGATTAGCATTCCAGTTGTCAAAGTTCATTTGCCCTGTGGTGACGCCGCCCGGATAGTTATACTCGGAACCGGCATCCCTTGCACACTGGTCAGGGAAAAATGGAGCTACCACTTGACTATGACCACCGCCATAATGGGAGGCTAAGCCTTCATACGTATAGCCAAAGTCTTTGGTGTAGGGGACGGCACCGATCGCCAAATAATTGACAGCCCCAAGCAGCGTACAACTACAAGGAATCGTTTCTTCCTCCCACGTCACATCGGTGCCGTAATCCGCATCCACGCCGCACGTGCCTGAACTATAGGTATAGCTGGTCACATACGTCCAGCCCGGATTCAGCGTTGGCCTAAATTCAGTCACCGCCTCGGTTGACCAGGTAATCGGCCCTAATCCAGTCACCGTGTGCGTATACACTCGGGTTTGTACGCATACCTGCTGAAATTTCACATTAGGGTCGTAATCGCCGTTGACGTAGCTATATAAATCCACGTAGAACGCATTATTGTGGATGAAGCCTGGAAAGTCGTTGCCATTGTTCTCGGCAATCACTTCGCCGTTGTACTTGGTTAGAGTCTTGCCGGATGGCGTTGTCAGTGAAACTTCGTAATAGTCCTGTGCAATACTATCATCAATGAAGTCTTGCACGATATAGCCGATGCACTTAGGAATGCTGTCCGTAGACGCAACCGCCAGCGCTGTCACATCCACGCCGATCTCGTCAATATCAGCCAGCCCATACTGATTAGACCGCGCATACAGCTTAACCTGATCTTCCAGCGTCTTGCGGGTAATGCCGTCCTTAATGCCGCCTAGCTGCATCTTGCGCTTCAATTCTCCGAGCAGTAATCGCGCTTTGGCTTCATACGTCGCGCACAGGTTAGGATCTCCCAGAAAGTTCCGCAGTACCGGGCCGAGTTCCAAACCGCCGATGTGCTTGCCGTTGAAAAACACTAGATTTTCCTGGTCAGCTTTTCCACATTAAGAACAAGGTCATCGACCACCGCCGAGCTGCCCGCGACATTCTCCAGCTTGAATTTCCAATATTTCCCCTTGCAGCCTCGGCCTAAATTCGCCTTGCTGGTTTTCATTTGCGTGGTCGCCGCTATCGTGTACGGATTAGCGCCGGTTGTTTCGTCAGTCACCGTAAGTTTAAGTTTGCCGCCTTTTACCCCAAGCCACGCATCCGGTATGCGCTTTAAGTAATGGTCGCCAAAGTCCAGCCGTCCGGTTTCGATGAAGGCGTTTATAGCCGTGCCATTATCAGTTGCACCAGAAAGCGTGTGTATGCCGGTGCTATCAGCCCCAAGGCTATTTGACAGGCTATTAAAGCCATAATTCTCAAACTTACTGACAGCAAAAGTGTTGAGATTAATCGCATAGCCATAGAACACCTCATTGGCAAGGAAATCATACGTGGCATCCAGATAGCCCGTAGCCGCCGTGTACGCATTGAAATCGTAAGACGCATCCAGATAGCCGATGGACGGCGTATAAGCCAGCAGATCATAACTGACATCGATATAGCCGGTCTTTTGCTGATAGGCTTGCAGGTCGTAAGTGGCATCGAGATAGCCGACTTTCCGGCTGTACGCCAGCAGGTCATAGCTGGCATCCAGATAGCCTGTTTGCTCCGCGTAGCAGTTCAGGTCATAGCTGCCGTTGACATAGCCGACTGCTTCCGTATAGGCCAATAGGTCATAACTGGCATCGACATAGCCGGTTTGTTCGGAGTAGGCTAACAGGTCGTAACTGGCATTCAGATAGCCGACCAGCGCCGTACGTACCGGCAGAGCAAACGCTACAGACGGCGATACCGGATAGCTCAGGGTCTTGACGAACTGCCCGTTGCCAATCGGTCGCATCACGACGACCGGGGCTTTAAGTTCCCTGCGCCGCCTGATCCAGTTGCCGCCGTTACGGAACATTACAGTTCTTCGAGTGTCGCGCTAATGATGCTGATAGCTGAGTTCGTGCCAGCGCCGGTATTCCACAGCACCAGCTCGCTACTGACCGGGATATACAGACCTTCCGGCCATGACCAGTAGATCATCGAACCGATAGTGGCCGGAAAGGTGACACCCTCCACAAATGCGGTTGGCACGGTAGGGGCTGCCGACCATGCCGTGGCAATGCGTGACGTTCCTGCCGCGCCGCCGAGCACGGTATTGAGTGGCGCTACACCACTGGTTTGCGTTCCCGCCGCTGCGGCTATCCCTAATGAAAACTCGGAATCCGTGGCGCTGCCGATGACAATCTTGAGTTCAGTCAGTTTGACCGCATTGGTCGCATTGGTTAATAGCCCCCAGCAAGGCGTATTGGTTGCCGCCCCGGCCGCTGTTCTTGCCCGATATTGAAATTTAGCCATGATGATCCCTTAAATCTTTACGTTGAAGCCAAGACTAAAGCCATTTGCCAGCGTCTCGGTGAATGAATTGGCCGGAACTTCGCGTTTGATCCAGATCGCTTTACAGTAGGTCGTGCCAGCGGTTGAACTGAGATTGAACGCCGTCAATGGTGCTGCCGAAGTCGGTGATGAGAAGGTCACGCCAGCCGGTGCGCCGGTTTCTGAGCCGGTATCAGCCGGGTAATCGGTGCCTGATACGCCTGCGCCGGTGCTGGGAACTTGCGTGGCAAGGCCGATGCTGATGGTGTCCAGTCCCGGTGTGTTCGAGGCAATGAACAGTTCAATATCCACCTTGTCGTCCGTGGTCGCTACGGTGCCGGTGTTCTTGATAAAGATGCAGCGGTATTCAGTCAGCCCTGCCAGTGATTGCGCCTTGCTGACGTTATCGAAGATTTTCAGCGATTGCGCGGTAATCGCTACCGTATCGGTAGCGCTGGCAGACGGCAACGAGGATGCAACCACGGTCACATGCAACACACCGCCATTATTTAGGCCTTGCAGCGCATAGGTGCCGCTGGTCGAGACATTAACGGCGGTGCCGGTCTGTCCTCCGTAGGGAGTCCAACTGAGGGTTTTTGTTGTAGACGAATAGGTATAGCTTAAGGTGCCATTACCGAGCGAGTTGCCAGAAGCATCCCCTAACGTCACGCCGAGAATGGGCGTGGTAGCGGTAGCGAGTTGCGACAGGATTTTGGTTGATGAGATTGCGCCTCCTGTAGAGGCACTGGCTGTACTATTGCCAGCGCCCCCAGAGAGGTAAAATGCGAGTTCACTTAAGTTACTCATTGGTTGCCTTCTATGAGGATCGTGGCGTCATCACGACGCGGTTGCGCTAGTGCGCGGTTGTTACTGCTTTAATCGTTGTTGTTAATCAATACGCCTTTATAGCCAACTGATTCGACGGAATAGTAATCGGTTCCCCATCCACCCGTTTCATATTCTCCATAATTACCGGCTTTAATATCGGCATCGATGATTTGGAACGCTTCCTCTTCGCTATGCGCCATAGTAAAGAAACTGAATTGACCGTGACCTTGCGGAATGAATCCGTAAAGTTTCAGCTCTTTTTCTTCATGCTGCTCTGATGGTTCATAGCCATGCTCGATAAACTTATCCCTTAATTCATCCGTAGACATTGAATCAATGCGCTCTATCGCTTGTTTGGCTAAGTCTTGGATGTTCATTATGCTTTATGCCCGTAGCAATCGCCATTTCCAAGACCGAAAGCGAACCCCAAGCCGCAAGAAATAGTTAGCTGTCAATCGTAAAACCCATGCTGCGTATCTGCGTTCTACCCTAAGCTGATGACCGCAATCACAGCAACCGGCAGGATAAGCGGGTTCATTATGGAGGGAGCAATCGCTTAGATGCTCGTCACTGGTTGAATTGGCTGTTGCCATAAAACACTCCTTGGAATTTAAGCAATTATAACACACCACGCAAAGTTTCTGCGGCAATATACTCGGCATTAGCCAGCGTGTTAGCGGTTGCCTCTTTCCCGACGAAGATTAGGTAATCTGTTCCGTCCTGCTGTAGTATAGTTTGCGAACCTTCTTTAAAAAACTCAATTGCCACATCTTTGTAGCTGATTTCGACTACGCCTTCCGGCGAGCATTGCAGCCAGCCCCGATCCGACATCACGTAAGCCACCTTGCCGTCAGGATGGTAGACTTCCGAGCCTTTAACGGTCGCGCAGTCTTGCAGCTCTTCGTAAATCGCCGGACCGTCGCCGTCAATGTTGGTGATCCGTCCAAATTTGTTTTGTGTACCGATATAGAGCACGTTCGGGCAGGATATGATTGTTTGCACGGTGCTGTCCAGCCGGAAGTATTGGCCTTTGTGTTGCAAGCCGTAATTGTGCAAGTCTGTCCAGTACACTTTATCGCCGACTGCGTAGTAAAGCCTGCCGTAATGGGCTTTGATTATTGATACAGGTTTAGGCGTGAACGCAAATTGCGTGGACAGCGGCACGGTGCAAATGCGATTGGTCAGGGTGATCTGGTCAATGTCAGCCGAGAACTCGCCGTAAAGGTACAACTCTTTACCGTTGACTGAGCTGATATAGATAGCCACACCAGTACAATATGAAGGCGGAATGGGGAAGTTGTTCAGGTAAATGCCGCCGCCCTCAGGAACCGTGACGCGCTTACTGTTGCCGGTGCCGCCTTCCTGCCCGTCCGAACCAAGATAAGTGATGGCTATCCGATAATCACCTGCGAACAGTCCACCCACCGATACCGCTGTTGCATCCGGTTGCCTTGGTGGTCGTGCCGTACCCCACTCATAACTTACACCCCCAACAATCTTGCCAGAAGATAGCTCATTAGCCCAATAGACAGTATCAGCAATTTGAGTATAGAAGCACCGAGAACTTCCGATAGCACTTTGTAGAACTGTCGCGGTATCGTCATCATTCAGCCTCTTTAAATCGCCGTCCTCAACAAATAGCGTTATATCATCGGTGGCATGAATCCACTTGCAATCGCCCGAGTAGCGCAAGGTTTTGCCGGGTCGCGGAAACAATACCGTGCCGTCGTCTTGAAATAACACGTTCACGGCATTGAATAGCTTACCTTCCGGCAACGCGGTATCTTTGGCCCGGTTATTGAAGCCCTGAAACTTGGGAAGATTTACATCAGTCATCGTGGGTACACTATGCCGATAACGGCATTATTTTTAGGCCAAGATACAGTCTTGCCTGGGTTTTTATCCATCAGCAGTTTAAGCTCAACGCGAGCTTGAGAATCCAACACCTCTACTGCTACCTTGTTGTTTACCCAAGGCTCGTAAAAATTGGTATTGGCCTTATCCACAATAGAATCAGGGAAGCCGTCAATGTACGGGTAAGGCTGGCCGATGCTGTCCCAGTTTTGATAAGATGACTGACTCATTATCTAATCTCCAATTTTAACTTTGAGCAATAGTTCTACTTTCTCTGTGTTCGATTTTGTTGCCAGTACATTAATTTCAAATTCACCCGCGGCAATAGCCGCATCCGGCAATGCGTCGATCATAAACTGACACGAGGTGCCGGTGTTGCTGGTTGATGACACGGTTACGCCATGAGTGCAGGTATAAGCGACTGATGAAATAGATTCAGTCGCCGGCATCAGAGTATCCAGCATTCCCTCCCACGTTAAACCTAATGCGCCGTCTGTAGACTCCTCCCCCGGCACATAGCTTAATGTCGGCGCTGTTGCTCCGCTTTTGCCCGGATTCTTAACCCGATAAATAAGGCCGGTATAGACAGGCGGCACCATAATGTCGTAATTATCATCATCGTATTTGCGATAGACCTTATTAGCTTCCCACGGATCGGCACGGAAGATAATGCCCATCAACCTTTTTGAGTTGGGTTTGTGATTGCCAGCTATTCGATAGCCGCCCGTTTGTAGCGCGTCATAAAGCATTAGCGTTTCCTAATGGATGATGGTGTTAGGTTGGTGTTATACGATGATTTTACCATATTGCGCTTCAACAATCAGGCTATTGGGCTGCGAACAGGCGATAATGGTATTGCTTTGCTTCTCGACAATAACCCATTCCACGGAAGTCCGATCAGCGGTTAGTGCAACATTGCCTATTGACAAGGTGACTGCTCTACCAGCCAAGGTTAAATCGATATTGACGCCGACTGCGCCCTGACTAAAATCAAGGTTCTGCCCGGATAATAGCCGCTGGATTTCAGGGATCAATGTGCCGGTATTAAGCGTAATGCTCTGACCGGTCAACGACTTGTCCAATGACGGCACTAGAGAACCGGCAACAATTGATAAACTCTGCCCATTCAAGGTTAGCGTCACATCGTTGTTGATAACGGTCAGCGTTCCGGTTTCAGCGGTAATGGTTTGCCCGGACAGGATCGCGCTAATGATTGGCGATAACGAGCCTTGCTGAATGCTGATTTCAGCACCCGGCACATTAACCGCTGTTGTCGGTGCTAAATTGCCGCCACTTGCATTTTGAGATAGGCCGGATAATGCAATACTTAATCCACTGGATAAGCTGCCCAATGCCGATGAAGATACCAATCCCGACAAAGCAAGCTGCAAGACGGGCAGTAAATCACCTAAAGCTATTACGGCTTGCTGGCCCGTTAGCGTAATTGAGCTTGATGGGCTAAGCGAACCGATTGCACTACCTACCTGTAATCCGGTTAGTGTCAGCGATATATCGTTAATCCCTGCCGTGACTTCGCCTGCTGATAGCGTCAGAGATAGCCCAGACAGGGCAAGTTCGTTGCTCGGCGCTAACGACCCTCCAGCCGCTGACAATGCAGCACCGATGAGCGCAATGACTTGTTCAGGCGATACCGAACCCGATGAAGCAGTCACCGATTGACCTGTCAACGCATTGCTTAGGGATGGCGATACCGACCCTTTAGAGCAGGATGCGCTTAATCCAGACAGCGACAAACTAACATCACTACTTATGCTGATCCATTTCCTAGATCGAAGCGGATACCAGAGTTCAAACCGAGTTCCTGGGTCATTGATCGCGGCAATTTGCTCAGGCGTTAAAGCTACATTCCAAATGGCCGCCTCGCCCAGTTTTGAGTCGGTAAATAGAGAATTAGATGATCTGCTGAAACAACCCAGCGCCGTGTTTGTTAATGCCGATGGATAGGCATTGCTCCCTGTATTAGATACTGCGTTGCTACCGTTCAAATAGACGGTTCTCAGCACATCAGATGTATAGACATTGATCGCATTCGACCATTGTCCGACGCTACAGGTTGCTGTTGTCTCGGCAATATTGGCAAAGTCAGTGTCGGTAATTTGCGCCCTGATTGTGCCACCGGACATTAACACGATATACCAATACTTACCATTATTACTTGAATTTCCACACCCCATTAAGCCGCTTGTGGTTAATGTCGTCGGGTTAAACCAGATGGACGCTGAAAACGGGTAGGATGTAACAGGGGGAGCCGTTGTAGTTAGATACTGACTTGAAGCCGCTGCTAAATCAATAACCGGCTCACCGTACTTTCCAGCACTCATTTTCCCGGAAGTTCCCGGTTGCATGTGCGCGTTACCGCATAAATCTGGAACAAAATTAGCGGTGGATGCTCCGCCCATCGGCCACCAGTTGACTAATCCTTGCGCCTGAATGCAGTCTTTATTGAGCGCAAATGGGCCGACAGGCGGCTTTGATTTATCCCAACGACGATGCATATTAGGTACCTAAGTCGTTGACAGTAGATTCCTTCAGTATGGTATCGGTATCGTTCGTGTTCGCGGTAGTTTGTCCTGACACATTGCGAAACAGAACCTTATGCTTCCAAGGCGGACGCGGCACTTCCTTAGGAATGCTCTGCATTACATCCGGCGCACCCGCATGAGCCGTCCCCGCGTCCCAGGTAAAAATGAAGTCAGGCGCCCAGGCCGGGTAAACGGTCGTGCTGCCATCCGAAGATGCGCCGATGGTCGGGTAAGTGCCACTATTGCCTTCATCGACAATAAACCAGCATTGAGCTATGGTCGCATTGGCCGTTGGATTGCCGCCAAACTTGGCACTCAACTTATACCCTGACATCAATTCCGGCCCTGCGGCGGTCGGGGTTATTTCAGGCCCCAGCCTGCATGTAGAGGTTGCCAGATTGCGTAGACCTGTAGTCGCAACGCCATCGATAACGGTCGCTAAAGAGCCGATGGCCGCTCTGGTGAATGTCGTTGTCATGTTACGCTAATCTCAAAAGACCCGTCGTTGCATCATTGGTGGGCATGGTTAAGGTAAAGTTCCCCGCCGTCACCGTAGTTGATCCGTACGTGTAAACCGCAACCGCCTTATCGCTTTGGGTTGAGTTATACAGCAGTACCGCATCCACTGCGCCGCCAGTGGTCAGTGTCGTCCAGGCAAAAGACGCGCTCGGTGTCCAGTAAGCGGTGGTGCCTGTTGCGGCGGGAGCATTGGCATTCGTGACTGTCACTCCTCCTGCGGTATAACTCGCATCCGATACTTCGCCGGTGACAGAATAGGCGGTAGTGGCTGCGCCCAATGATGCAGTCGTGTAGAACAACGCCGCCTTGAAGGTGTCTTTGGTGGTTGCGCCTCTGACAACGGTAGTTCCGAACGCATGAATGCCGTTTAGCAGTTCGGTCTTGAATGATGTAGCAATCGCTGCACTATTTGACATGTTATTGATCCTTATAAGAAAGTGGCGTCATCACGACGCGAAAATGAATTGGGTTAGCCTATGACGCCTTGCTCTGCGCCAAGTTCCGGCCCTTTGAATAGACACACATGGCAGCTTTCTTTCGCCAGCTCGCCAGTGTCTTTAAAGTGGTAGCGCTCGATAAAGGTCATCGTGCCGGTTTTGTTAATATCCAGCGTCAAACTGCCGTCTGATGTTTTCAGTACGCCTTCGCAAACGATCTGATCCTGCCATTCCTGCGAGTAGGTCAGTTCTGATTCCGGCACATTGCCGCGAGTTGTCCAGATTAAGGGTGCTGTCATGAGTTTTCCTGTTGTTGAATAAGGGCCATTTATTGACTCGGGAAAATGAAGGAAACCCAAGCTGGGAAATGGCGAAAATTGTAGGGGTTAAAAATAAGCTTTATTGCGGTGCGGCCTGTTGGAATACTCCTTGCGGCGGCTGGTCGCTTTCGGCCTGTTGCCAAAGTAATCCGTAAACTGTTTTTCGTAATAGGTCGCCTTGATCGGGTTGAACATATCCGCATCCTGAATGCTATAGGCCCGATACAGCACCCAATCGACCAAGTGCCGATGGTGTGTGCGATTCATTTCCGGCGCTTGTCCTGTACTAACCAGTTCATCGGGAATGCGGTAGGTTTCCAGCTTGAGCGTAAAGGCCGCATCAGGCTGTGGGTACAGCTCCAGCGTGGTATCGTAGTGCAGGTAATGCGTCGGCGTGCCGGTTTGCTCACGCCAATCATTGCTAACCCTGTCCAGTTCAATGCGGTCTGTAGCGGTCAGTCGCGTGGTAGCTCCGGCGCTATCGACCAGTGACACATAAGGCAGCGCATAAATGCTGTCATCCAATATATAAACCGACTTTCCCGAAGTGACGCTGACAGTGCAAAACGCACTGGTTTTGTCGAATATCAGGTTCGCCCTAATACACGCCTCCTCAATCGCTTCATTCAGGTACATAAGGAACTTCGGTACCGACAGGAAATTGGCTTGCGCATCGTCATCGAACTGACTGCGATACAGTGTTTCCAGTTCGCTAACGCGCATTACAGCAATCCGAACTGTTCAATCAAGCGTGTCACTTCGGCCCGTTGGCTTTCGGTGCTTTTACGCTTATCCAATTTGAAACCATTAAAATGCGTGGCAGCAAATTCAATCAATGCGTCGCTATCCATATTTGCTACCGCATCAACGGTGTCCTGAATATCTTCTTCGGGCTGATCTTTAACTTCAATCTCAACCGGCTTGGCTTTCTTGTCGTCGCTTTTAACGAACTGGTCGGGATGGCGCAGGAACTTGACTGCCCATTCTTCAGGAACCGCTTTGGTTTCGCCTTGCTGAAAGACGATCTTCGAGCCGTAGCAACCGTCCACATACGTGTCACGCTTGCCGATATAGGTAATTGCAATCATAACTATCCTTTGCTTGAACAATTCCCCGCCAGGCTTGCGCGATAACGGGGAGTTGCCAGGAGGTTAAAGGTTAAGCGGGTACGCCTTTCCAGATGCCGTCCACGACCACATCCAAACGACCTACGGCGGCATGGTTAGCCCCGGCAATGGTCAAGGTCAGGTAGGCGTCTTTCGGCAAGGTCACCGGAGCCACGGCCAGGTTAGCGGCTGCGGTTCGGCCTTGCGCGGCGGTGTCTAGGGCTGCATCGAAGTAATCCGCGTCTTGCGGTACTGCGGTACTGTCCACACCGTCCACATAAGCAAAACCAATATCCGCCGTCGTTGCCGCCGTGAACGCGTCAGAGACAATGGACAAGCAGCCATGCAGTTGCAAGCCCGCCGGTAAAATGCCGATTCTCACTACATCAGCCACCGCTACCGCAGTCGTCTGGTCGGAATCCACGAACACGCCCGAGGCATTGGTTGCGAACGTATACACGCCTTTCCAGGCATTGCCGTACGGCGCGGTGCTGAACGTGTCCAGCTTGTTGATTTTTTTCTTTGTTACATTAGCCATGATTAAACTCCAGCAATTTTGACCGCCGAATCGATGGCGATCACGCCATTATCGGTGTATTGGCTTTGGGTTCCGTGATCGATCAGGAAGCGGATTTTACTCATACCGTTCATCATGCCGATCAACACTTCCAGCTTGTCGCCGTGATCCAGTTCTTTTTCAGACCAGAAGAACGGGTTGCCGGTTTTGTTGTTCATGCCGAACGCAGAGGCCAGGGCTTGACCGCCTAACAGGATTGAACGATCCACCGCATAGCTAGTACCGAACGCCGCTGGCACTAAGTCAGTCGATGTTTCTGTTTCAGTGGTGTAGCTTGCGCAGTAACGCAACGAGTCACCGGCATAGAAGCGGATTGGTTTCGGCATTTTGACGATCAAGATGCCCATCCACAATCCCGCTTCGCCCATGAATAACGGGTTCTGTCCGGCCATTTGCGCTCTGGACATGGCGTTGGCTTGCAAGGTGCGGAAGTTGGTAGACTGCACGAATGAGGTATAGTTCTCGCTTGATACCAGCAATACTCGCAATGGAGAATCATTACCCATCTTGTCGCCGTCAAAGATGACCGGCGCAGGAGGCAATGGCATCGAGTCGAGCACTGTGCGGATACCATCCACGACATCCGAGTTCAATACGTCGGTAGTGGCGATGCTGATTTCGTTAGCGGCGGCGGCAATATGTTCAATACCGGAGCCGGTAGACATGTAGTGACGGTTCTTGGTGGGCGCTTTCACCGAGTTTACGCAGATTTTCGCAAAATCGGCATCTGATGCCAGCGGTACTGCCCACTCGATGTTGTCGTGGAAACCACGCGCACCAGCCATGTGAACCAGGGCTAACTGATCCTGCAAGCGGTTCATGTACGCTTCGCCCAAGTTACGGGCCAATGAGCGCAACTGCCACTTGGTGCGTTGTTGGGTCATCGCGTCACCGGCTGAGATCGGCTTACGAGTCTGGTTGATGCGGAGCTTGTCTTGCGAGAACGATAACGCTTCGCCCAAGCCTTCCGCATTTTCGCCGCCCATGATCGGCTTGCCGCCTAAATGGTTGACCAAATCAAAGCGCACTTCATCGCCAGCGGTCTTTTGCAAATCTTTACAAACGACAATCGGGTAATTGCTGCTGGACTGGACTCTGAGATTATTTTCAGCATCCGCCTGAGTAGGCAGCTTGCCGGTTAAACGGTTTAGCGTGGTATTGCGCTGCATCGATGCAGCAAACAAACCAGCCGATTGAATATGAATGGCCTGATCGCCACCATAAGGGATATTCGTTGCCATATAAGGTTTCCTTCGGCGGCTCAATGCCGCTCATCTACGGGATTTAGCGCGTCATCTCGACGAGCGTTTTCTTTGGGGTTCCTTCGGCGGCACAAGACCGCCCATTTACAGGATTTAGCGCGTCATCTCGACGAGCGTTTTCTTTGGGGTTCCTTCGGCGGCACAAGACCGCCCATTTACAGGATTTAGCGCGTCATCTCGACGAGCGTTTTCGGTTTAAACTACACGCGACATCAGTTTTTGAATTTCTTCCGGCGATTTGTTGGCAAACAACGACTCCAATTGTCTCGGGGTCATGGTCAACATCGCTTCGCTTACGTCCGTTGTCCCTGCCGTGCCTGCCGGAATGTCCGAGAGGCTGTTAGGCGTGGGCTTTTTGACATTCGCTAAAACTTCTTTCGCTTTATCTTTGGCATTGGCTTCGGGTTCTGCCTCGACCTTTGCCGGGTTCGCATCTTTATAGGCAGAAATTAACTCTACAACCTGAGCCGCGTTGCCTCGATCAAGCACCGTGTTGTACTGATCTCTGACAAATGACGGATGGCTATTAATCCACGCTTCCAGTTTCGGGTCGCTCACGACCTGCTGCCAGTCGGCATGGGCATTAGCAATAGCATTAAAGTGCTTGTCTTGGGCGCTTTCCTGAACAATTTTCTGAACCGGTTGAATCTGTTCATTGATTTGCTGCTGGAATGCTGCCAAACCTTGCTTAATGCCGTCATCAATCATGCGTTGGATAAAGGGCTTCATATCTTCGGCGACTTCGGGGAAATCCCCTTGGTACGCTTCCAGTACCGCTTCTTGAGCTTTGGTATCGCCAGTGCCCGCATCATCGACTTTGGCCGCTTGCAGTGCCGCTATCAATTCCGCTTGCTGTGCCGCGAACTGCTCCCATTGAGAAGCTTTCTGCTCCAGTTGCGCCGCTTTATCTCGGGCATCCACTAACTCCTGATAGGGAATGGTGTGTTTGCCGTCTTTCGCTAGTAACTCAGGTTCGGGGTCTTTTATTGCTTCCTGTCCAGGCTCAGGCGTTGCGCTGGTTTCCTCGTCGGCTGCTGCCGGGTCGGTATCGCCTTGATCGTCAATCGTGCCGCCATTTACAACGGAGTCTTTCTGATCGTCAGTGAGTTGATAAAATTCGTCCGGGTTTGCTGCAAAATAATCTGCGTCTTTCATTCGTTGTTGCTCCAATGCTATCCCGTAGACGGGCTAACCTGCCGTATCGTCGCAGTCACGTTATTGGATAGGGGTATTATACATCAAATGTTGATAATGAATAAAATATTTACTCATTGTCAACTGTCAATTAATAGTCGCCGAGTAAAATCCAAGTGACAGTAATCGTGCCGCTCAGAGTTTGTGTTGCATCAGCATCGACATCAGTGGTGGTCGCATAAGCCGTATTGATATACAAGTCTTTGGCGGTGCTGGTGCCGTCGAATTGAGCTGAGGCCGCCAGCGCTGCCCCGACTGCCGTTCCTGCGACATTGACGGTTGCCGATGACGTGAACGCGGTAGACGGCAGCAAATCCGCCATGGTGCTGTTTAGCGTGGTGCTGGATGCGGTCGCCGTACCTAACGCTAATGCGCCGGTTGAGCTTGCGTTTAACGTGCTGGCCAGTGCGCTGGTGGTTTTTTGCGCGATGGACGCGGTAACACCCAACACCAGGATTCTACCAGCAGGGAAGTCATACAGCTTCGTGCCTTGGTATTCGGTGCCATTGACCACGGTTTGCGCCAAGTCAGTCAATGTGAATACAGTCTGATGCACAACACCATCAAACGTGTCGACTGCACTGAGCGTCGCTAACGCGGCCACGCCGGAAGTCAATGCTCCGCTTCGGCCTAATACCGTGAATACGTCAGTATGGTCGTTGTAATACTGGATCAATGACTCATCAACATCATCAACCATTCCGGCTGTCCAGTTGTCTTTGGCCGGTACTTCGCCAACCCGTTTCGGGTGCGTCGCTGTTTGTAAAGCTTTAACTATGTACATAGCTATCCTTATTGAGTTACGTAGAGATTGAATGTGCCGTTAGTGTGACTATTGACATCCACCCGAACGGCACGAACGGGAGTGGTGTAGAGATGTTCAGTATTGGCGGTCTTTCCTGCTTCGGCAGTGAACGCGACCGCTCCGGCATTGGCTTCGTCATAAGTATGCTGAATGTCAAAGTTGATGGTGCCGCCAATGGAGACTGCGGCAGTAGCGGGAGCCGTGTGCATATCCACCCAAGGCGTTTGCGCGGTAGCGGCCCAACCAATGTCGAAGGTATCAGCGCCAATCGTCGCTGATGGAGTGGCCGAAGTCAGTGAATAGAACGCGAAGGTACTGGTGACGGTGGCTGATACGCCTGGAGCGGCCAGCGTTTCGGTCAGTGCTTCGCCATTAGGTCCAACACCAAGCAAGGTAATGGTCTTGGCGCTATGGTCGGTGGCGGCATCATTGCGAATGGTCACATGATGCGCCAGTCCGTCCCCGGCTTTAGCGGTGGCAATCGTCCAGCTTGCGCCGGTAACATTACTGGCGTGTCCGGTCAGACTGGCTGCGGCGACGGTGTAAGATTGTTTATAGTTCACTGTAGTGTTCCTTTAGTTAGATGGTTTGGCGATGCCAAAGATTCGTTGTTTCTACCGGCCTGATAAATTAAATTGCATAAATCAATCAATTCGTCCTCATCAAATTGATAAAACCTTGCTGGTTTTTTATTGTTTAAGAAGTAAAATGGCTTGTCATTCTTAGCAATCTTTACTTTGTCAAGCAACTCATTGATCAGGAGTATCGTTATTTCCGTCTTTCCATCTAATGGGAAAAGAAAGAAAGGCAATATGTTTGCTAACTCGTTCCAGTGAAAAAACGATGGTGTTTTCTCGTTTTTGTTAATTTGTATCATCTTAACTATATGCTTTGCGGCATATAACATCTCGCTTTCACTAATAGTTATATCTTTTTCGTTATCGATCACTGCGTCGCTCCTAAATTGTCGGTGATTCTTTGTGTCTCAATGCCGCCATTAGCGCCCAGGCTCGGGGATTCGGGCAGAGCTGGCGTCATAGGGTTAGTGTTTGTCGGCTGTGTGGGTACTGCAATTTGTTCAGGTTGCGGAAAGTTCGGGTCAACGCCACCGGGATTCGGGGGCTGATAACCGGCATTCATCATAATGGCATCGGCAATCGGCGCAATGGTCGGCATTGATGCTACTTGAGCGCCGCCTTGCATCGCCGCATACTGCGCTTCGGTCATAGTCTTGACGGCATTGGCCTCGATCTGCTTAATCTGTGCATCACTCATCATCTGCTTGATTTCCAGTTCCTTCATCTTGCGCTGCATTTCTTGCGCTTCCGGCGAAGGCTGCGCGTCAGCGTCCTTAATCGCCTTGATAATCGCGTCTTTGTCCGGCACATCCATTAGACTCAGCATGTGCGGCATCATGATGCGCTGGTATTCCTGTGGCGAAGCTTTATAAGCCTCGCTCAATGAGGCTAATTGCTGGTTGCGGTAACTGGACGTACTCGGCACATCATCCAGAACCACTTTCAGCATAGTGCGCTCAACGTCATTAGTCAGGTATTGAATGCCGCTGTCGTCAGTAATCGGGCGGTTCAGTGTGACAACCCGGTCCTCTTTCAGTGCGCCGCCGTCAATCAGAACATCCTCTTGCTTGCCAATCGAATCCTGAACGATCATTGATAACAGCAAATCACCGACTTGAGCGCGGGACTCCCTGAAATTGTCATCAATGTTTGCCAATGACTGCTGCGACTGCTCAACCTGCGAGTTGAACTGTACGCCCGAGGTAGCACTGTTATTGTTGCCCTGGAACTCATCACTAATGCCGCCGACTTTGGTGATCGCGTTTCGGGCATCGTTGAGCATCTTGTACTGCTGCTCGTTCAGCTCGAAGTTTCGATCCACTTTAAACGTCGCACCCGGTTGCGCCATATGTGCGGCATCCAACACAATGTCTGCATCGGGCCTAGCTATCTCCTGCCTAAAATGCTCATCGTCTCCCAATACTGCGCCTTCGGTGCGAGTCGTAACCGTGGCCGCCAAACCCCAACGAATCTTGCTGATCGAGGCATTGATATTGTCCTGCATGTACATCATGCCGCGAATCCGGCCAAACGGTACGCCGGTCCTGTCCTCGCGATGCCCCCAAAACGGCACATAAGGAAAATGCTTGTGCCGGTACGGTGACAGTTCATCACGGAGCTTATGAGGCCCAGCGAACCAGGCTTGATGCACTCGACTGATGGTTGCGTACTGCGGCTGAATGCCTTGGCTGATCGCCAGCATATGCATCGGGTCGTCCTGATCCAGTTCGACCACGCGGCCATCCTGCATTTTCAGCACTAAAGCCTGTTCCCAGGTGCGATACCAGACTTCAAACAGCCGGATTTTTCGGTGTTCCACATCACGCCATTGCTGTTCTTCAATCGACCAGCCGCGCTCGTCGTTCTGCGCTTTGTACAGTCCGGTTGATTGACCACCATCGAGCATGAACGCATCCATGCCATTCCAGCCCGATACCGATTGCTCGATAATATCGGCCTGGTCAGCAAACATCAATTTGGCAATGTCTTTATCAACCCACTTCATGCGAATCAAATACCGCGCATCGGACAGCATCGGGCATTTTGCCAACCAATCCCACCAGACTTCGTTACGATGCACAAACTGGCAGCGATACGGGTACTTGAACGGGTCGGATTCCCGCGATACTTCCACCCATCCTAAGCCAACCGATACCTGAGACTCGTAAGCATCTGAACAGGAACGGTCTGCCCGACTCTTGCGCTCAGCCTGGTTCAATTTGTAATTGTATGCGTCCGCGACTTCCTGTCCGTCTTTGTCGCCATCCGGCACGACTCGCCAATCCGTGCGCTTTTTCGCTTCTGCGCCCAAGATAGACTCAATCGCCAAGCCTATTAGCGGCTCAACCGCAGGCGGCAAGCCAATCAGCGCCATTTTCTGCAAAATGTCCGAGTCGAGCTGGTTGCCGTCCTTGTAATCCATCTCCTTGTCGGCTTGCGCTCTCCAGGCTGGCTGATTCAATAGCTCATGGAAGAAGCCGGTAAACTGCTCCAGCGTCAATCCGTCCGACTCAATCGCGTCACTGGTATCGCGTTCCGCATCAATAAACATGTAGTGTGTCCTACGTCATCACGACGATGGTTAAAATTATAGCCGCCAGTTTGCCGCTGAGCGTGGCTTGTGTTCTCGCTTGGTTGACTTAAACCGCCTTGCGCTTTCACAGGCATAGCGCAACGAGTCGATTACATGGTTGTTTTTATCTTCAAGAATGTTCGTCACCTTATCGGTCGTCTTGTCGATCTTGTAGCTGTAAGTTGACAATTCATCAATGGTATGAGCGCAACGAGGATGAACGACAATATCGAAGGACTGCAAAAAAGTAATGCCTTCTTCCACTGATCCAGGGCCTTTAATCGCCGCCGCCATTTTCGGGAAACCATGCTGCTGCATGTACGAGATTGTTTCCGGTCTGGCGCTATCCGCTATTATAAACCATTTATTAGCTTCCGGTATCGTACTAAACAACTCCGGCAGGTTGACGATTTCACAGCCCACCAGATACGCTTCATAATCGATATACAGCCGGTTGCCGTCGATATGAGAACGTACCAACGCGCTCGGGTCATTGGAAAAGCCCCAATCCGCACCGAAGTTGAAACAGGTTCCGGGCTTGGACTCGAATTCTTCAATCGTCCAATTCCTGAATACACGCGCTTCCGAGTTTTGCTGATACTTGCCCAGCCAGATATGGGCGTACTTGTCAGGGTCGCGGCGTTTGTCGTACTCCATTTCTTCGCGGAGTACATCGGGAAACCACGGGTTATCAACATAGTTCGCTTCAACTACTATCGCATCAGGCGGCGTTGATTCTCCACGCAACAGCATATCAATAGGGTCGGTGTCTTTGCAGGGGTTCCAGCTAAACCATAGCTCACTGCCGGGCTTTCGGATGGTCGGCCTGAGCAAGTCCAAACTGCGCTGACTCACGCTTTGCGCTTCTTCCACCCAGGCAATATCATAACCTTCCAGTGACTTGATACTGTCGGCGGTATGGTTCTGCATCCCGGCAAAGATGATCTGGCCGCCGTTCTTGCATTTGATGATGGATTCTTGCACCTCAAACAAATGTCCAACGCTCATTTGCTCGATCTTGGTTTCAAGTAGCTTCTTGACTGACTGGTTTAATGACTTCTGGATTTCCCGAACGCAGACCGCATCGGTCTTAGCCATGACCATGCGTTCAATCAGCATTTCCGCCATGAACCAGCTCTTGCCGCTACCACGACCACCATAAACACCTTTATAGCGGCTCGGGTACAGTAATGGCTCGTAAACAGCAGGGGTTTGTATTTCCATCAAGGCTTGACGATAACCCGGCGTATTTCGTTGATTTGGGTATTAACCTGAACAGCGGTATCAGGCGTCTTACCCAGTACCGCCTCACGACCTTTATTAATCGTTTCCGCTCTGGCTCGAAAGTCGTTCTGGTTTTCGCAGGGTTCTGCCATTGCTTGCTTGACGTTGGTTATTGCTGCATTGTTGAAAAACAGAATATGTTTTGTGCGCTCGTCAACCAGTTCATTGTGGATTGTCAACGCCTGTTGATTTAGCGTTGATTTTGCCTCTTCAAGCCGCACCGCGTCTAGCAATAGCTGTTGTTTTTCACCACCTTTAATCCAGCCTTCTGCTTTAGCTTTTCGGCTAATCGCAGCCTTGTCGATAGTGGTTCTTTCATTGATCTGAGATAGCGATAAACCGGCCTCGAAATACTCCTTAGCATCAGTCCACTGTTTATCAGTAATCTTGATGTTTGCCAAACTAATGTCTCCCGACAATATTCGTATATTCTTATGTACTTATATTGTAACACAACCCCAATTCGGATATAAAACTTTAGCGCCAATACTAAAAATAATTGTGTACAACACAATATATTTGTGTATAATAAGACCCAGTTCAGCGATAACGCGAACATAATTAAACTGGGGAATGATGTCATGAGCACTTATAAAATTGATTCACACTGTTTAGGCGATTTGAATGAAACACAAATGGAACAATACGCACAATATTGTTCTGACGTTGCCAATGCTGCCGGGCTAGATATAGAATTTGAAATTGATTATAGGAACGGCGGGGACAGAGGGGACGGAGTGGAATCGCAACTATATCAATATGTGTGGGAAAATTGCGATTATTGGACAGACAATAATGAATTGAAGGAGCGTGAAATTAAAAAAGCAGCGGACTATTTTAGAAATGACTCCATCTGAGCAATGCAAAGGAGCAAGAAAATGAAAATAGAAATTTTAAACAAAATTGGCAACAAAAAATTAATTGCTGCTTTTGAAGCGAGTGACATGCAAGTTTTCGGAAAAATCGCAAGCAAACTCTACGCCAAAGCAAGAATCGTACAAGATAAGAAAGAGTTTTTACTTGCAGAATGCATTAAGTATTCAAGAAATGAAGACACTTCTATCGAAACAGCAATGGAAAAGTTCAATAACATGAATGCTCAAGAAATCGGCTTAAAAGCAAGAAACTACATCCAGGCGTCTGAAAAATATTTAACTGAAACTGATCCGTTGCGTAAATACGATATGAAAGAAACAGCATATGAAAACGCCTATGAAAACGCATTTAGAGCTAATTCATGACACCTTCAGAACAATGTAAAAAGGCGGGGTTAGACAGCCTCGCCGAGTTCGTCAGGATCAGCGGTGAATCCGAGCAAAATATTTTAAACTGGCACAAAAAAAGGCCGCTCAGATTCAAACTCTTATTAGCTGGATGCGTGAACGAAAAGAGAAATAACTCTAAATAATCATCGTCCACGCAATCCGCGTTAAAGCAAATTGCGTGGACGCCTATTTTTCAATAGCCAGTCCAAATAGGCAATAATAGCCAACTCACCATGACCGGTTATATCATTGCCTTTGCAGTACCAAAGTCCGTATTGTTTTTTAAGCTTGGGTTTCACCGAATGCCTTTACTCGCTGTCACTTCGGTTTGATGGTTGTACTGCCCTACTACAGCGTAGCTCTTATCTTCCGGCACTTCTGTTACCATCACGAACTTCATCTGCCCGCACTTCTGCCCCGGCGTTAATGCTAGATAACCATGCTCTGAGTCGTTCTTGAATTCCATCGTCAACTTGCTGTTATGCCAACCACAATCACAAAATCCGGCCAGTTGATGCGCCCAAAAGTTTCTGGCCTGGCTGCTCTTGAGTACGTATTCTGCGGTGATATTGTTCGGCAGGTTGAAAGTCTCAACGGTTTCAGCTAACGCCACTTGGCCCGGCTTTAATACCAGCATTTCACCGTCTTTCAACTCAACCAACTCAAGGCTGATGTTTTGCTTATTGGCTAAATCAGTGAATAGCTCAATCGCCTTGGTGTCCTTTGTCACAATCCAAGGCTGAGGCTTTTCGATGTAAAACCGATTGCCTAGCGTGACTTCGATACTAGCTGGATTAATGTTTTCCAATGGCGCATCAATAACGCCGTTCGCTACCAATTCAGCTAATTCGGTATGGCTTAATAAACCTCTCATTCTTCATTTTTCCTTACATTGTTGTGCTTTTATCAAGCATTTTTGGATTAACTACGTGCCTGGCTACTTCGCCATACTCTTTATGCAGGATGATTGCCTTCATATCACGACCTGTCCGATAGCCCAGATTAGCCGCATACGCATCAGCCGGAGCCAATACCCTGAATGACTCGCAGCGTACCCCGTTAAAGTCTTTTACGCTGTCATGGTGAATATGGCCTGTCCACCAATATCTAAATTCAGTCTCGCCCCAATCACTCGCGCGATCTGATGCCATTATCATTGGCAATTTGTCATGCTTTACCTTATCACCGTGATGAGTTCCCACCAGGCACTTGCCGAACCGCCAATAATGGTAATGGCTGGGGCTTCGGTCTATGGTTATCCTTGACTCATTTTCATAGATATTATGCAGGCACTCGGTTAAAAATATCGATGAAGATGGATCGTGATTGCCAATCTCAATAATCACATGCACATATTCATGCTTTTCAAGCGCTTTAGCTATCATGTAACGCACTGTCTTTATTGCCGCCCTGACCATCTTAGGGAATCTGCCGTCCGCATCCAGCAAATGCTTGTGAGCTGGAGTGACCGCTTCCCAAGAATCGTAGTGCATAAAATCGCCTAGCAGCGCAATCAGTGCTGTTTGACAGTTGGGCGACGACTCCACCAGATGATCGATTGAACCCATCAGCAAGCGAGTACCGATAGCAATGTCGTAATCTTCGCCGGTTTCAGGCATCCAACTTAGCATCCCAAAATGGTGATCCCCGACTGGATAACAGGCCGCCAAATTAGCGTCCACAACCTCTGGCTTGGGTATCGGCTTAATCCTTGGTAACTCAGCCGCCATAGCTTCCAAAGCTTCCTTGAATATCTCCGCCTGCCTTTCACTATCCGCCGTCGATTTAATCCACTGAATCTTAGCCTCGCCGGTGGTCATGTCGTACAGCGTTGATGCGCCTTTCAACTTAAAACCATCCGGCACCGGATGCACCAGGTTATGCTTTGGCGAATAACCCATAGTGGCCGCCTTAAACTGCACCGCCTGCACCGCGCTGGAGATAGTCGATTTGTTGATGCCCAGCTTTTTCGCTGCGGCTCTCTGACTGCCCTCAGAGGCTATCGCCGCTAATATCTCTTTCTGTCGTTCGGTTGCGTAATCGCTGAGGTTAATGTCAACGGGCTTTATCTCTCTTACTGCGTTGTTGTTAGCCATGCCTAGCCTGATTTTTTAGATTGGTGCAGATTGAGTTAGGTTTTAACTGTATCAACCGGATAGCGTAATTCCAGAATTAACTGTAACTCGTGAATCGCTTTTTCAATATCAACCCTACCCTTCCCAGTGGGCTTATCATGCCTTGTCGCTCTTTTTACAATACAACCCTCAAGGAATGCCAGCTTGTTGGCTTCAATAAATTCTATCGGCTGAATCTTACAATCTTTGTAGTGTGAGCCGCCGATTTGAACATTTAACGCTGATTCTTGCTTTTGCATAATTCATCTATCCAGATTGTTACCAGTGCGCCGATACAGATACCGACCATTATTAGCAGCATGTTTTCCATCTAGTCCCCATTAAATGCCTGACTTCTGGCATCATCTTCATCAATCCCGTTGGCGCATTTAATCGCTACCCGCTCAAGAAAGTCTTGCTCTTTCTCATAATAAATAGGCAAGCAGTTCTCGTTGCATCTGGCTCGATACCAGCCTGAATCGTTGTCGTAGGGTTCTTGGTTATTGCTCATTTCAAATACTCTAAAATTGTTTCTCTTGCACTATCCCAACCATGACACACATCAACACGATAATTCTGCTCTTGCAGGTCAGCATGCCATTGCTTTTGCTCAGGGCTAACAGTGCCGCCTTTTTGCCGCTTCATTTCAATAAACAGTCCGTTGTAACCACCCTTGGCTACCGGCATGAATAAATCGGGAACACCTTTTTTAACGCCTTCGGCCTTGAGCTTTGTTGCTACCGCGATATGACGATGACCGCCATTAGGTATGGCAAATAACAGTTTCAGTTCCGGTATTGTCTTGGCTTGGGCTTTAGACCATCGAATTAATGCTGATTGCTCTTGATGCTCTAGGTCTTTAATCATACTCTTTTGACCAGTCATCACGACACTCAGGTCCACAAAACCGGCGCTCAATCCCTGTAGGTTCTTCGCACCATAAGCAATGGCCGCTTGGGTTTGATGTATTTATCGGCTTACTTGATACAGCCTGAATACGCATCTGCAATAGCCGCGATTCGACCTCATCCGATCTATCTGCTTCATCCATTATTAATTCCTTTCCATAGCAGCTTTGCTCCGAGATAGAGCGCTGAGGCTGCTATGCCGATAACCCCGATAACGAGTATCAGGGCGTTGGTGATTTTAGATAATAACCACATAAATTAAAAGGGAATGTCGTCATCGAAGTTGTCTTGCGCTGGCGCTTGCGGTCTTGCTGCCTGTTGCTGCGGTTTTTGTGCTGGCTCGGCCTGTGAGCCTGAGTCATTGCGCTTACCGACGAGATCAATAATATTGGCATTCAGCTCTAAACTGGTTTTAGTAGAACCGTCTTGCGCTCGGTATTCGCTTTGAGTTAATTCGCCTGAAATGAACACCTGCTGGCCTTTCTTCAAGAAATCCTGCAACTGACCTTCCGCTCTCTTACCCCATACCGCCACTCTAATCCATAAAGTCTGTTGCTTCTCCCCAAAGCCGATATTGTTGGCTACGGTCACGTTTAAAACCGCTTGACCTGATGGTAAATAACGGACTTCCGCATCACGGCCGACAGTGCCGGTAAAACTAAATACGTTCGACATACTTAACTCCTGTTTAAATTAATTACAATTCCTGCTCGAGCCACTCTATTTCCGCAATAGCTTGGCGATGCGTCTTGTTGCACAGCTCGACAATACGATTTGCCGCATACTGCTCTGCTGTTTCTGAATTGATGTATTTATCGTAGAACTGCCATGCTTTTTCTACGTCCAGTTCAAATCCCACTTCATCATGCTCATGCACCTTGCCGCCCAGCTTCACAATATCAGCCAGCATATAGCAGAATGTTTCTTGCGATTCGCACAGGTACATCAAAAAAATAATATCTTCTCGGCCTTTGATGGTGATTTCTGGAACTTCGCCCTTGAGAATGGCTAACTGCCTTGAAATTCTGCTCATAGTTTTTCCTTTTTTTTGTAGGTGTTAATTATACTACTTTCTTTATAAAAATTAGTGATTTATTTACGTATTTTTACCTATTTTCCGTTAGGGAATAGCCGTATAAATTCAGCCGTCATCCGGTCGATTTCAGCTCTAGTGGCCTTTGTCAGTGCTGAGTAAACCTTTTTGGCTTTACCACTGTTCTCAGCCCTACGTTTGGCGAATATCGCCTTGTATTTGCCTCCCGTCTCATGCGCGATACCGGCATCCAGTAAATCGCTATGCAGCATCTTTAGTTGCTCGGCCGTCATGCAAGTTAGATAATTTTGTAAGCTCATTTTCCTAGTAACTCGATTGTTCTTGCTAAAAGATGCAATTCAGAACCGTAAATGTTCTCGAACTGCTGCTTTGACATGTGAATTGAAAAATCCCCTTGGTGATGCTCTCTGCATAAAGGGATTGTCAAGAAGTCGTCTTTTATGCGCTCTGCTCTAATGTGATGCACATTGGCTGGTTGCTGGCATATCAGACACCCAAGCGAAGCAACCTTTCCCATGTGACGCTTTGCTGCCGCTTTACTCATACAAACCTCAACATTTCATTAACAACCCGATCAAGGTCATTCTTTGTGTAATTGGTTAAAACCTTTTGCAATACCACATCGGCAACCTTGCTATACACCGATTCAAATTCATCCTGCTCCATGCTGGCGAAGCTCATTGATTTAGCTTCATATCGCACGTCGCCTTTGATGTTGACTACCGGATAGCCGAACCCTGACATAATCAATAAATCCTTTCTGAATCTTTCCTTGTTTTTCTCTATCTGTATGCCCTTGTATTCATTAACCGGCATTTCCCATGCATCAAAAGCCACATCAAGCATTTTGAAAAACTTGCGGTGAAATGCCAGATTTCTTGGCTTGGTTATCTCGGCCTTGAATTCATCGTTAGGCTTCATTGCATCCATTGCCTCGACGCTGTTCTGATCTACCGGCACAAAGGAGTTATAGAGTTTTCGCAAATATAATGTAGCCATTAAACCCTCTGCCCATTACGTCTTGCGATAGCATTGTATTTCAAAATAGAAATCCTCTTGATTGCATAAAATCAACAGGATGCTTGGCGGATTTTTGAAGATTGCATTTTTTTCTTAGAAGCTGAATATTGTCATCAGTATTAGTGCCACCTAGCTTTAGCGGCATAATATGATCCATGTGATAGTCCTCGCCTAACGGCAAATTGCAGCATGGGCATTTTCCACGTTGTAATTTAAATAGTTTTTCAGCTAGTCCTAGTGATAATCTACCTCCAGAAGATTTAACAAGCGCCCTTCGATTATGTCTATATATTGTGCATTTTTCTGGATTATTTTTTGCCCACTCCTTAGCTAGTAAGGCTTTCTTTTCTTTATTTTTAGATGACCACAGCTTGCAATTTTCATATGTTTTTTCTTTATTTTTTGCATACCAAATATTTTGTGTTAATTTTATTGCATCTTTGTTGTTTTTATAATAAGCCTTGCGATACTCAATTATTTTTTCCTTATTGTTTTTTACCCATGACTTGCTAGATTCAAGCGACTTTTCTTTATTATTTGCATAATATAATTTTTTCTTTTCTTTTATTTCTTTTATATTAGCTTCCCTATATGCTTTGTCATTTGATGCTTTTTTTTCCCTATTAGCTTCTCTATAGGCTTTGTCAACTTCTGCCTTTCTAACTTTATTTGCGGCTCTATATTCAGCCGCCTTGTCTTTATTTTTTGCGCGATATGCCGCATCTACAAGTTTTTTTTCTTCTTTAGTCTGTGCCATTTCGATACCCATTGAATAGTTGGGTTAAGAATACATTAGGGTGTGAGGAAACAAGGTATTCAAGCTTGCTTGTCGGGTTCGATGCCCTATCCTCACACGCTTATTATACTATTTATTTATAAATACTTTTGTTTTAACTGCCACTTATTAATTCACCCATTATGTCTACGCGCTCCATTACGCAACGCTATGCAATTTAGAATCTGTTCTGTCTGTACGCTATGCCCCACCCCTCTCGCTGGCTCAACGATGATCCGGCTATTCGGGTTCGTGTTGCGCGGCCTTGGCTTGAGTTGCAGGTTTCTCGCTCTAATGTCGGCTGCTGTTGTGTGTTTCATAAATGGATAGTTCCAGAGATTCAAGGGATCGATAAAATTCCAATGACCATTATTCACTTCATAATCCTACTGATAACGAACAGCCACAACAAGCAGCCGATAACGTAGATGATCGAAGCATCACTCATGACCATCGCTCCATATCAACCAGCCCAGCCCCACAATAGCCACCGCACAACCGGCAATCGCCCTGGCGAGATAGGCGTGGTTTTGTATTAGCTCAATCATGCGGCCTCCAGCATAATCGAAGTATCCAGTTTAAGTTTTTCGCAGGCCGCCAAATGTGACTCCATCAGCTGCTCATCGGTGGGTTTGTCATAATATCGGGTTTTTGGCATCACCATAGCGCGAGTGACCTTTTCGGCATCTTCAAACTGTTTCCAAAACGCCTTGGAAGCTTGAGCATCATCCGCCGGCAACCATTGACGCTCTTTGCCGACTAACCGATTCAACCGATCGATGACAACTTTATTGGTTGGGAAAAAATGTATAGTCCCTACGCCAGGGTAATAGCGTACATCAAAGTAATCAGTTGACAGCCGCTCGCCCTTAGATAGCTGTGTAAGCGCCGTTGAATCCTCGAACAGGTCATAAAGAGAAACCAAGCAATTTGCTTTCCCGTCTAACATCGCGAAGGTTTTATCAAAATCCGCTAGTTTTTGTTTTGCCTCCCAGCTTAAAAATCCATAAGAACGGACATTCGGCAAAATAAACCGCGTCATTTGCACCCTGAATGCCTGTTCCTTGTGCCGGCTGTTTGATTTCCATCCGCGGTAATACGCTCTATTCTCTGGGATGTATTTAGTTATTTCATCAAAACAGTCCAATAACATTTGCATATTCATGTCGGTTTGACTATTGACCAGGCCCAGCAGAAAGCCGCGTATGTTTGACTCAGTAAAACTGAGCTGGGAAACCGCTTCAAAATCGGCATGCAGTTTTTGATACGCTTTTGATGATAAATACTTACTGAACTCGGTCGAGTTTAAAACGTTCGACCAGGCTTTCTTTTTTAGTGAGTTATAACTACCGTTAAAACGCTCCTGTAGCTCGCCAGCCACAACCTCAACGTCTTTAGGTTGATTGATCGCCTGTCCTAGTAATCGGCTGTAATAATTGGCCTCCTCCTGCGCCAATTCAGCGGCTCTTAACGACGCTACAGCGGCATTGAATACGGCAATGGCATTACTGATTGAACTGCCCTTGATGGCTAATTCCTGTTTGGCTTCGCGCTCTATGCCAACCGGACTCTCTACGTGCAGTCCATGTGTGAAATTGTGCTTGAGGTCGGCTTTTTTCTCGATCCAAATTAGCGCAACCTCCACATTGGTTTTGCGTTGCGTGTCCGGGTCCATGAACGCCTGATCGATAAACTCAACTGCGCCGCCGCTCGCCTCAATTATATTAATCAATCGCTTTCTTTGCGCTGAATATGGATTCTTGACAGTTTCGGCATTAACGATGCTGACCAACTCGCCATCGACCAGCAAATCCCAGGCCTTTAACGTATGCTCCGCTCCGGCATTAAAGGGCGGATTCATGATGATATGGCTATACAGCGCGGCTCCATCAAATTGCATAAAGTCGCCATCGATCACCCGCAATTTTTTGTCGCGTAAAATTGCTTGATTGCTCAAGTCGATTTCAATGCAGTCAATCCGTTCCGGGGTGCGGCTATAGTGTCCTGTGATAAACGGTGCCACTAGATCGCCTCGACCGGCTGATGGGTCAAGGATTCGGACAATGTTTTTATTTTTGAATTTGCCCTTGGCCCTAATAGCAAGGCTAATGGGCGTTGGGTAAAATTGGTTATCTTTCATTATATCATCCCCCAATACTCAGGCTTCATCGTCCTGACGGTTGTTGTGCTGCGGTTATCGTTTATCGCCGCATCCTGCCGGGTACGGTGCGCTATGCGTTTTTCCAGTGGATCAAACCAGCCCATGATGAATCTTGTGATTAAAATTGTGTCCATGATTAACGCCTCCCCCGGTAGCTTTCCCAATCAAACTTAACCCAAGTTCCGTTTTCTTTGAGACGGTCAAAACTGCGCTCTGTGATGAATTCAGAAAAACCCTTAGTACCAAGATTGGTTAACAGTATCGTCGGCTTCATATCGCGGTAACGGCGGTTGATAATGTCAAACAGCAATACTTGTTCGTTTTCTGTACCGTTTTGTACGCCAACCTCATCAATCACTAGCAAATCGATTGATCCAAGCAAGTTCAGTACGTCTGTTTCCGATTGCTCCGATCCTTTGCGCCAAGTGTCTCGAACCATACGTACCGCATCCAGCGCATTAATGTACATAGCGGTATAGGACGGCATAATGGATTGAGCAATCGCCAAGGCCAAATGGGTTTTGCCGGTTCCGGCCTTGCCCGAGAAAATCAGCGAGGTTCCTTCTTTGGCATGGTCGGTAAAGTTCTTAGCGAAAGATTCAGCAATAGCGAAAGCGTTTTCCTGTCCGGCGTTTGACGCAATAAAGTTATCAAAGCTGCGTTCACGAAAGCGCAGCGGAATACCGGCTTGATTCAATCGGTGTTCAATGCGCTTTTGTTTTTTCTGAGACTCGATTTCCAGCCTGATCTTTTCATCTTCTTCGGCCCTGATCTTTCCGCACGTCTGACAGCCTGACCAGATGATCTTGTTTTCAAAAAACAGATGGCCGTTTTCGATATAGGGGCCATGTTTTTCGCAAGTTGACGGCCGGGTTAATTGGTCGCCAATGCTCATGGCGCTGGTGTCGATTATTTTTTTCAAACTAGAAACTGCCATCTTCATTCACCCCTTCGTTGTAGTCGATGCCAGCAAGTGACATTCTTGATTGCTTAGGTTTGTTTTGTTGAGCAGGTCGGTTGGCGTACCAATCAGCATTAAATCCCTGCCAGTTTCTTTCGATTGATATGCGAACAGCTTCCTCAATTAAAATTCCAGCCTTGTCAGCTTCGCGCTGAAAACCATTCATTGCAGTTTTAGTGATAGCGGCTTTTTTCCCCTTCCTGAACACTACAAAATCTTGAGCAAGTTCGCCATCAATTCCGTACTCAAGCAGTAACAAAAAGTCAGCGCCAAGTTTTCTATTATTATTTACTGGTGGTTGCTTTACTGGTGGTTCTAATGGTGTTTCATGTTCAGGGGTTGAACTTATCGGGTTCAAGGGTTGAACTTTTCGCAGTTCAAGGGTTGAACTTATCGTTGATGCATGAATCTTTCGTAACTCTTTGATTATTTCGATAAGTTCACGGTCTGAATTTATCGGTAGTTCACTCCTTAGACTTATCGTATAAGTGTTTACCGTTTTTCCCTTGCCTATCTCACTGTGAGATTCAACTTTTAATATCCCAACGCCCTTTAAAATCTTTAGGCATTTGCTCAAAGTCGCCTTTGCCATTCCTGTTTTTTGCGCCAAAGTGTTGTAGCCAGGATAAGCAAAACCTTCGTTATTGGCGCAATCGGAAATAGCCAGCAATACGATCTTCTCCGCTGAATTTAACGGCATATCCCAAGCTTCATTCATATATTTAATAGACATAGTTGTACATTTCTTTCATAATTGACCCGCGTTGATAAAAAGCCCTGGTAATCTTTGGTCGGATTCAGGGCTTTTTTGTTTTAAAAAATCCGCTTTACTGCTTATTTAATTACTCTCAAAAATACCGGCTTTTTAGCATCGGTTTCTTTTTCGTAATGACCCTGAAAAATATCTTCGCCATAGCTGTCAAACACAAAATGACGGATATTCCATAGAATGGTGTCTTGCGCTATTATTTGATCCTGCATGGAATTAATAAGGTCTAACTGGCTCTTGATAGTCTCAAGTAAATAAACTTGGTTCTCCCTTAGCTCAGTTAATTCTTTTTCAATTTTATCCATTTCGTTACTCCGATAACCCGACAATAAATGAGCGTAGCAACATGGTCGGAGACATGCGTTCGGCTGGCCTGCCTAGCTACGCAACAACTGGTTTAAATAACTTGCACTTTCTCTTGGCCGTTCCGCCGTAAAACAAGCCATACTCAGGCGCATTGCCTCTCACTATTCTGGCCCTGCGAATATCAGAATCACTGGGCCGTTTAGCCAGTCCAGCCTCGTAGGATTCGCACCGGCCAATACCGTGACCAAAGCCGATTGTGTCTTTAGTGAAAGAAGCGCAATCACGGCAACAGACCTGATTAATGCGCCGATTCCTTGCCCATCAGCGCCAATAAAGCATCAACATCAGCTTGTGTATTCAATGGCACCGTAAACGCCTGAAACACGGCCATATCGCGGCTAATTTCCAGCATCTTGCGGGTATCTTGCAGAAAATCACGCGCGGCATACACCAACGCACACTCCCGGCACTCGTCTTTGAACCCTGCGCCCGTTGTGGACACCATGACTTCATGCGCGTTACCCATCGCCGTTATCTCGTACAACTCGCCCCAGGCGGTCTTGATGCAACTAGCAATCGCCAGTGTTAGCTTGCCGTTCATTTTCAGGACGCACTCAACGCGCTCCCCGTTTCTTATTCTTGTTAGCAGAAAATCATAGTCGCTGTCTTGGTCAGGGTGCTGGTCTATCCACTGTTGAGCTGAATTCATTATTTTTATATCCGCCGGTAGGTATTTCTACCTAAGTAAATTTGCGTAAGACTATGATCTATATATTATTTATATTGATCTGTAACGCTTCGATCATTATTCTGGTCTCAGCTTCTTTTTCTTCAATGTCTTTAACCACGAGATTAAACATGTACTCAGACGGCGTGACCCCGGCGACATTGGCAAGATTAAACACCTTGCGCTTGACTTCTTCGGGGCCGGTGAATGAGAAAACAGCATCTTTTTTAGCCATTTTTTGGAGTCCTACAATGAAACATGTCAGTGAATACATACTGGAAATAACCCAGCTCCAAACCCTCTTGCAATCGCGCTTAAACGAGCAGGAGGCGTTAATCTCAACGATCACTGCCAATCCTGACAGCATCAGCACATTAGCGTCCATGCCGAAGCTGGAGGCCGATCTGTGCGTATCTCAAGCACTTAGCGGCAGGATTAATAAGGTCATCCATGCAGCTAACTCCCATCGGTGAAAAAAGCCCTGTGTTACCAGGGCGAACAGGAGGAATGAAAATTGTTAATCGGTTGGATAGATTTCCTCAAACAAATCGCCGGGCCTTACGCCTTCTTTCATGGCGACTACGTTTATATGGTCAGGAGACATTGGTTTTTTACCATTAATCCAATCGGACACGGTTGCTTGAGATACACCAATGCTCTCGGCCATTGCCTTTTGTGTGCTATATCGGCTGTAAATTTCGTGGAGTATTTTCATGAGACACATTATAGCCGATAGCGAAACATTAGCAATAGTTAATAGCGAATTAAATTTAGCACATAATAAGCCTATGAAATACCCAGATTATGCGAGAAGGTTCAGGCTGCTATGTGCCGAGTCGGAAGCACCTAAAGTACAAAAGGAACTCGCTAAATGGCTGGGATACTCTCAGGCGACCATTAGCGACTGGCTGAATGGCGAAAAACTACCGTCAATGGACACAGCTCTCAAGCTTGCTGAAAAATTTGATTGCTGCGTTGAGTATCTTTTAACGGGAAAAGGAGATAAATATAAGCCTGTTCACAAAACAAATAGCTTTCCGGTGCATAATATCGCCTCCCATAAAACAAAAAGAGGCGATATAAACAATGTCGAGGAAATTGAATCAAAGAAAGGGAAGGTTCCGTTGATAGGCTGGACGCAAGCCGGGGCCTGGGCAGAGGCCGTTGACTTATACGAGGTAGGCGACGCAGAGGCTTGGTATGATTGTCCTGTCCCGCATGGAAAAAGAACCTTCATATTAAAAGTAATTAATGACTCAATGACATCACCGTACCCTGGACAAAAGAGCTATCCAGAGGGGACGATGATTTTCATTGATCCCGATAAAGAGGTTGTCAATGGCAGCAAAGTGATTGCGAAAATTGTTGATAGCAACGAAGCCACCTTTAAAGTATACCGTGAAGATGCAGGGACTCGGTGGCTGTTTCCGCTGAATCCAGCCTATGATAAGATACAAGTCGCTGACGGCATGGCTATTATCGGCGTATTGATCGGCTCATTCATGCCGGAATAATAAAATAACTCCTCAGATAAGCCCGTGTAATGCGGGCTTTTTTATCCAATGAAAAAAAAGTCACCATAGTGTAGTTTTGCTGCATTTCTATATGCCAATGCAGCTTCTTCTTCTGTTTTAAAACTACCCAATCTTATCTGCTTCTTATTTACATTAATTGTAGCCCTATATCGATTGCGCCTATTATCCTTGTGAACGCCTTTAAACTGTGACGTTTTTTGTTTGTGCTTAACGCAATTGAATAAGTTTTCACTTCTTGTACACGCTCGCAAATTTTCCCTTCTATTGTCCAAGCCATTATGATTTATATGATCTACATCCAATACTGGATCGGCATTCATTATCATTCTGTGCATTCTTATACGCTTCCATTTTCCATCTACTTTGCAGCTTGTTAGTGCGTATTTATTGTTCCCTCCAATACTTACACGCCACTTATATTCCGATAAAAAATCAAAGTCAGCATCGTCTACTAATGCCACAAACCCACCATTAAGCTTAATCTCTCTCACAATTAACTTCTCTAATAACAATAAAAAAGTCATTGTAACAAATAATTCGCTATCGGCTATTGACATTTGTTCGCTATCAGCGATAATAACCCAGACTTAAACGAAACACTATTTCCAAAGCCCTTCCAGCCGAAGGCCCGGTATCAATCCCGGCGAATGATTGGCAGCCCCCTGAAATACGGGACGTAGCGTGCAGAAAATAGCTCTTTTAAGACGCATTCACCGAGTGCTTCTCAAAAGATCAACCGATTTCAGCCTCCCCTGGAACTCAACCCGGTAGCAATGCCGGGTCTTTTTCGGATGGAAGCAATAAGAACACTTGCGGAACTATGTAGTGATAAACCCGCAAATGATGACCGCCTGAAAGAAGGCAACTGATACCTAGCCAGTCGTCCAAAGGAGACTGAATAAACGGCCTTTGCAGTTTGCTTAACTTAACCGTGACAGCATGAAATAAAAGCTAGGCATGACTAAGCCATTCCGGGTAAGTGAGTGGCAACAAGGATTGATACTAAAAGTGACAACGGTTCATGCGTCCGGAGCACAGACGTTGTTTAAATTAGCGTCAATCCTTGTTGGTGTAGCTCAGTGGTTAGAGCTGGGGGCGGCATGCCTAGTAGTCAATTAACTAGCGAACCCTGTAAGTAGACTCAGCGCCGGTTCAAGTCCGGCCACCAACACTAATATGCCCAATCTTATCTGTTGCCGCACGGCTTGAAACATGCACGAAACAGAAAGCCCATGAGAATTGGGCAATCAATAACGCATAAATTAACAAACCAGTAGTTTTGCTGGTCTTGAGAGCGAGAAAATTATGAATACATATACAGCACCAACGTACCAGATGTACGGAGTTATGAATGCTCTAAAGGACGAGCTACGCAAGCACCTAAGGCCGGGCGAAATGCTGATATGGAGAGATGCATTCAGATGGATTAATGATAGCGGCGTACTATCGAATCACTATGAATGCATGGAGCTGCCGCAGCTATGTGATGACTTTAACTATGATGTTGTGCATGACTTTCGGCATGTGGCGATAGTGCGCCCAAAACAATCAAGAGAGGTGATGCTATGACAAAAAGACTAATCGGAATCGACCAGGCCGACAGAAGTTGGCTTTTAAACAACACAAGAAAAGTGGACCCGGCAGGAGTTGCGTATAACGTGGTGACGCTGATTGCGTTAATGGCAACGGTAGTAATCCTGTTCGCGGCATCCAGCGCAGTCAGCGCGAAAGAGCCGATGTGCTATGTAGTGGATCATGAGCAAGCGGAATTGGTAGTAAGTTCAGACATGGATGAATACCTTGGCAAGTATGGCAAGGGTCAACTGGTTGAATTAGGTGATTTGCAATGAGCGAGCAGCCCAACCAAGACGCATTGGACGGGGAACATCAATGTAATGACCCCGTTAATTGGGAAGCGTTACATGCCAACAGCGAAACACTAAAATTGAACCGGAGCAAAGACCATGAGCAAGAAACAGTTTAAAGAGCAATGCGAAGAACTTGAAGCAATGGGGTATTCGTTGCTTGAGCTTGAGCCAGAATCAAAATATGCCCGTTACATGCTTAACGGGAATGTTAGAGTTATCGGGAGAAAGAAATGACCAACATAGCGACAATCAAAAAAGAATCGCAAGTACCGGCGCTGGCTATCAGCGAGACTGAATTAATGGATGTATTGCGTAATTCTCTTTATCCAGGCGCACAAGATAACAGCATCAAGATGGTTATTGGTTACTGCAAAGCGTCTGGCCTTGATCCTATGCGTAAGCCGGTTCATATCGTGCCGATGTGGGATAGCAAATCAGGCTCCATGCGTGATGTGATTATGCCGGGGATCGGTAGTTATCGATCCGATGCCGCTAAATCAGGGCAATACGCTGGCGTTTCCGTTGCTGAGTTCGGGCCTGATATTACTGAAAACATTGGAGGCGTTGAAATCACTTACCCGCAATGGTGCCGAGTCATTGTCAAGCGTCAGATAGCTCATGGGCAAATAGCTGAGTTTGCGGCTACGGAACGCTGGAAAGAAAACTATGCGGTGCGCGGAGGAAAGGATAAATCAATTGCGCCTAATGCCATGTGGTCTAAGCGTCCTTATGCCCAGCTTGAAAAATGCGCCGAAGCGCAAGCACTCAGAAAAGCGTTTCCAGAAGTCGGTTCGCAACCCACTGCCGATGAAATGGAAGGAAAAGCATTTGACGATGGCGCAACCGTGATTGACGGCGCAACCGGAGAAATTATCAACAAGCAGACAGTAAGACCGGCACTGGAATATTGCACCGCTGAAAAGTTTCAAGAGAACCAGGCCAAGTGGCGCAACCTGATCGAATCCGGTAAAGAGACTGCGGATAACTTAATCATTAAACTCAAATCTAAAACCCTGTTCACCGATGAGCAGATGACGGAAATCAAATCTTGGGAAGCAGGAGAATAACCATGCAAATACATGACTTAGAGCAAGGTTCGCACGAGTGGATTCAGTTCAGACGAAACCATGACGGCGCAAGCGAAATAGCCGCAGTAATTGGCATTTCCAAAAACACCACTCGCAATGAACTGTTGCGACTCAAAAGCACTGGAATGGAAAAGGAATTTTCTGATTACGTGCAAAAATACGTGTTAGATAAAGGCCACGAAGTCGAAGCATTAGCAAGACCTATTGTCGAGTCAATGATTGGCGAAGAACTTTACCCTATAGTTGCATCTAAAGGTGGTCGTTTATCAGCTTCATGCGACGGACTAACGCTGATGGGAGAGTTTGGCTGGGAAAACAAGCAGTATAACCAAGAATATTTTGATCTGGTTTCATCGGGTATTGTGCCAGAAGAACACATACCACAAGTACAGCAATGCTTAATGGTAACAGGCGCAGAAAAGTGGTTTTTTACCGTATCTGACGGCACCCAAGAAAGAACCGCTGGCGTATGGGTTTATCCTGACCAAGATTGGTTTAATCGCATCGAATCAGCATGGAATCAGTTTCATAAAGACCTTGCTGATTATGTTCCGGTAGCCGTCATCGAGCCACCCAAAGCCGAAGCCATTAAAGACTTGCCAGCGGTAACAGTGCAAGTGCGCGGCGAACTAACACTGTGCAACATCCAAGATGTAACACCATTGTTTGATAAGTTTCTGGCCGAAGCTAAAACCAATTTGGTGACTGATGAAGATTTTGCCCAAGCCGAAGCCGAAGCAAAACTTGGCCGGGAAACCGCGAAACGCTGCAAGCTGACCGCCAAAGCCGTAGTCGATCAGATGCTATCCATCAGCGAAGTAACACGCACATTGGAAGAATATGCGGCCAAGTTTGACGCGCTGGCATTGAGGCAAGAAAAGGCGGTTAAGGAACAAAAAGAAACGCGCAAAGCGACGGCAAAGCTTGAGCGTGACAAAGCGTATGCCGAGCATATAGCGGTATTGAATGAAGAAATTAAGCCTATCTATTTGGCATTAAGCACGACCGACAAGCCTGACTTTGTTGGCGTTATGAAAGGACAGCGTACTTTAGCCAGTATTTATAACAAGCTTGATACCGAACTAGCTCGTGCCAAGATTGCGGCTGATGCCGTGGCTAAGTCAGTCAGATTGAATCTAAACCTAATTAATGGGCAGCCAATCTACAAGTTCTTATTCAACGATATTCAGAATATTATTTATAAGGATTTTGATGATCTGAAATTGTTAGTTGATTCGCGCATTGAAGCGCATCAAAAAGCCGAAGCCGAAAAGCTGGAACAAGAGCGAGAACGCATTCGCCAAGAAGAACAAGCCAAGGCGAAACGCGAAGCTGAAGCCAAGTTACGCGCGGAACAGGCCGAAAAAGAGCGTATTGAGCGCGAGGCTAAGCAAGCTTCGGCACTGGCTGAGCGTGAAAGGCTTGAGCGTGAAAATCAGGAAATGCTTGAGCTGGCGAAAAATAAAGCCGGCACCGAAGAACCTACTGCTATTGCGCCAGCGAAACAAGCAGAAGTCGAGCATGTTGTTGAGCAGCTTATTGATAACGCAAAGCAAGTGCGCCCAACGGCAGATGAATTACTTAAACTCATATCGTCTCATTATTCAGTGTCTATTGGTACCGCTATTGATTGGATTGTTGAGGCGGCTGAGTCAATTCAGGAGTCGGCTTAAATGAACCATAAGCCCCCTATCCTGAACTGGCAGCAAATCCGAGCCATTGTAGACGATCTCAAGCAAAACGCCGACCGCTACGAGAAGATCAGTAAGTTAACGCCGTTGCAATTTTCGGCACTGTATCAGCGGAATCTGGAGTTTGGGATTCCGTTTGATGAACTGGTTGATGAGATTAAAAAATGATTAGGTGTGCTTGCGGAGGGGGAACCAAGATAAGCAACACCCGAGACTATGGCATTAACTCAACACGCCGTCATCATCGGTGCGTTCAATGTGGAGTTGCGTTTTATACGATTGAATCTATCGAGGACAACAACCTCTATCTGGAACTGGACAGACTGAGAGAAAAATTAAAACAGATAGGCGCTATAGCGCAAGGTGATTTATGAGCAGAGAATTATTGAAACAGGCTCTTGATGTAATAGAGGGAGTATTTTATAGAAATGATACCTCTGATAGAAAGAGAGCCATTGCATTTGTTGAGAAAATAGAATTGCATCTTGAAAAGCCTGAGCCTGAGCCAATATGTGCATCATGCAAGGCGATTGGAGCTGCTTACAGCATTGGCAATGAGCGGCAACCGCCCAAGCGAGAGCCGTTGAGAGGTGATGTTAATCGGTTAATTGAATTAGTTATCGAAGCGGGCGAAAACAGAAAGCATGGCGATTTTAAGTTAATGCACATCGATATTGGTGAGGCGATTGAAATTGCAACAGCACTAAAAGCCAATGGAATAGGAATTGATAATGAGTAAGCATACTAAAGAACATTGGATTTGTGACAAATACAATAACGTCAATGATTCTCAAGGCAGAACCATAAAAGTTCAAGGTTTTGCGTTAAGTAGCGGAGAAGAAGTAAAGGAAAACACTAGGAGAATCGTCGCTTGCGTTAATGCGTGTCGCGGCCTTGACACTAAAGACCTTGAAAAAAATGGACTGGTTTCAGCGGTTGGCAGTGAACTAATAAGGCTGGAAGCGATTAATGCGGAACTGGTTGAGGCGTTGAGCGATGTTATGCATCTTCTTGAGTATGGCGCATCAGTTCATGGTCTTGTTAGGCCGACAAAAGAAAAAGCACTGTCAGCCCTAGCCAAAGCCAAGGAGCAGAAATGATTGATAGAGAAACAATCGAAAACGAAATAGACAATCTTCTAAACTCGTCATTTAACCGTAACGACATTTTAAAATTTGCCGAGCAAATGGCGGCACTATCTATGGCAGACGCGCTGGAAGAAGCCGCATTTATGGTATCTAAACTAGCGCCAAATTGGTCGCCCGAAACGATAGCAAAAGAAATACGCGCAATGAAATATAAGGAATCGAAATGAGTAACACAACACCAAGCTCTACCTGGAGTAAGAACGGCGAACCCGATCCACATGGCACCCGCTACGACTGCGAACGCGCGATGCTGTGCAAAGGCGAATTGACTGATGACGAACTGGCAAACGCGCTTTATCGGTGCGACCACCGGACGAGCTTTGAAAGCATCGGACTAATTACGGCGGCTAAGGATCGCATCAGGTGGCTGTCAAGAAAACTGGAAGGTCCAGATTTGACGAGCTACCGGAAAGGCGTAGAGGACCGGCAAGGGGGAATCAAAAGACCTTATCGAACAACTCCAATTCTGCAATATAATATCAGTCGAGGATAATTTGTGATTGAAGAACAAAAAACAAAGCAAAAAGAATTTCTACGCATATCTGATATGCTGGTTAAGATGGGCGGGATAACCCGCAAACAGTTTTGGATGCTACGCAAAAAAGGCCATGTGCCTGAACCAATCATTCCCGATCCGCCGATCTGGAGACTGAAAGATGTGGATGCGTTTTATGACAAGCGAGCCGGGTTATAATTTCCCAAAGGCACTACGAAAGGCACTATCATTTTTGATGGGCATAAAAAAAATCCTTGAGATTGAGTTCAAGGCTTTGATTTAATTGGAGCCAATGACGGGAGTCGAACCCGTGACCTACTGATTACGAATCAGGACGGTTATTATTCTGGCCTGTTCTTGCTAGGATTTTAATGTGTCATCAAGTGCCTGTTTTACAGGGCTTGCAGCTTTTCGTCATTCCTTTCTGTTCCTTTTTGTG